TTACACTCTACCTAAGAGTTTCGAAATTTCAATGAATAGATTATAATTCTCAATAATTACAAGCTCAAGATTCTCACGAGTTCTTGTTATATTTTGATATAACATCTTATCAAGCGGATAGTAAGACGATGTTGTCTTTAGAAATTTAAATTTCCGAGATTTCCCATTATTTGAATTAAGTTGTTCTCCTTCTTCATAGTAAAAATTCGAATCCAGAGGAACAATCACATTATTGAACTCTTGTCCAATAATGCTATGGGACATTTGTCCAAAATCAGACATGTTATCCAGTGGTTCTGACCTTCTAGCAAAATATCTTCCTCGTGGTGTTTTTGTATAATTTAAAATATTCCAGTTATTATCTGAACTTCTCATCTTTAAATATTCATCACTAGACTTCCTATCAAAGAAAAATCTAACACTAATATTTCGCTTTTCGTTTGGAATTATTTCAATTTCTCTATCAATGGGAATTTTAAAAAGCAATTGAATAAATTTGCTCATTTCTGGATTAGACCTAAATTTGTCTTTGAGACTGAAAACATCCCCATTTTTCTTAATAAATTCTAAAAGTAATGTGGTATTATCAATAGTTTCCTCTGGACTCAAAGTTTGACGCCCATCTAGTGAAATAATGAATTTAGTATTTGAGGATATAATACTGCTTGTCAATTCTGTTAGTTGTTGATATTTGCTATTTTGTCTTAATCTTTGTGCTTCATCAATAATTATATAATCGTATTGGTTGGAGTTTTTTAATATTGAAGAAAAACTTTTAATACAGACTATGCTAAAACCTCTACTATTTAATTCAATTTGACCAGAGTTGACTTTTGCACCATGTATAATCACTACTTTTTTCCCTAAACTTATTAGTTGTTTTGCTAGATGATAAATTAACAAAGATTTTCCCGTACCAGGATTTCCTTTAATTGCAAATGATTTTAGATTCTCAGTACTATTAATGATTTCATTAATTATTTGCATTTGATGACCTGTTAAAAAGTACTTCCCGTCCATAAATCTTTGTACGTCATTAAATGGCGATACTAAATAATTTTTAATCTCAAAAAAACTATCTGCTTCTTCCGAAGTACACCTAATTATATTTTGTTCTTTTATAACCTTAAAAAAATCTTCAGGTAGAATATTAATAAATTTATCTTCTTCAGGCACGTATTCAATATATGTACTTGTGTTTGGTGAAATACTAAAATAATAAGTTTTAGATGGTAGAAAGTTCAAATAAAAGTGATTTTTTCGTAACTGCTGCTCTTGTTCTTCAGGAGTTGAATCACTTTTCAACTCAATATTTATATTATAGTTTTCTCCAAATCGGAGTAAGTCAAACTCTTTATTAATTTGAGGTATCGTATAACCATATAGGAAGTTATCAGTAAAATTTGAAATCTCCGCAGTCGTGAATCTCCAACTATAAAGTAAGTTCACCATTTTAACAAATGTAATCAATTCAGTTTTATTCGCAAATTCATAGCCGATTCTAACCAGTTCATTCGTAATAGAACTATAGAATTCGTCAAAAACCACTAAAAATTCTTCAAAATTATTGAATGTCTGACCACTCAACACTTTTGCTTCACAAATGATAAAACGAGTTAAAGTTTCAAAATCCATTCAATTCACCGTTCTTACTAAATTATTTTACATTTATTATATCAAAAAAAAAAATAAAGCAGTCGTATCTATATAGTTGAGACCGCTCCGTTCTTAAATGTAATTTCAACATCACTATCCTTGGTGATGGTAATACTCTCAATCATAGTTTCCCACAACAACTCATCAAAGTCTGTTAATAATCCTTCTTGTTGCTTCAGACCAGTGATGAAATCTTGCAAGTCCTTATTTCTTTTTGATTTTGCTAACTTCTGTACCTCTAGTTCCTCAATCTCTTCAACTAAACTTTCGTACTTCGCACTGAGTTGACGGTACTTAGACTGATATTCATCTTGGTCTTGTAAGGTAGAGGCATTCTCCATCACTAGCCTTGAAACCATCTGGCTAAGAATCTCAGTCTCAGTTTCAAGTTCCTTTATTTGATTGTCAATGCCCTCTAGACTACCGATCGAACATAGAACTTTAATATTATCAATAATCTCATCCTTATTCTCAATGACCTGATTGACGGCTAAAACGAACCACTGCTTTATTTCTTTCTCAGTAACATGTGGGGTGGCACACCGATTTTCACCGTTATATTTTTCATTACATCTATAGATTACCCTCCTATACTTTGAGGTTGAATGCCAGACCTTACTACCAAAGTAATGTCCACAATCCCCACAAACCAGTTTTGAACTGAAGATTGAGGTACTCGACTTCTTCCCTTTAGCATCCAAGACTTGCTGGACCGCATCAAAAGTTTCTCTGTCCACTATTGCTTCATGGTTGTTCTCCACATAATACTGAGGCAACTCACCTCTGTTGATGTTCTTCTTTTTGGTCAGAAAATCAATTGTGTAAGTTTTTTGTAGTAAGGCATCCCCTTTATACTTCTCGTTTCTAAGCATTCGCTTGATTGTGGTTGCGTTCCAACGAGATTTGCCGCTAGGAGAAGGTATACCTTGTTCAGTCAAATCCTTTGCGATATGATAAGGTGATTTTCCAATAAGAGCTTGCTGAAAGATGTACCTAATAGTTTTGGCTTCATCCTGATCAACTACAATTGCCCCATCTTCACCTGCCTTAAAGCCTAAAACATTTGTATAAGGAAAATGAACCTTCCCTTCTGCAAATTGTTTCCTTAAGCCCCAAGTTACGTTTTCGGATATGCTCCTACTTTCTTCTTGGGCCAAACTTGACATTATGGTAATAAGCAATTCACCTTTGGAATCAAGTGTCCATATGTTCTCTTTTTCAAAATATATCTCAACTCCCACTTCTTTCAACTGCCTAACTGTAGTCAGTGAGTCTACGGTATTCCTCGCAAATCGACTAACAGATTTTGTAATAATCAAATCGATTTTGCCATTGAGTGCATCTTCCACCATAGCTTTGAAACCAGTTCTTAATTTTGTGTTTGTCCCACTGATACCTTCATCAGAGTACATTTTAACAAATTCCCAATCATCCCTCCCACTAATGTATTCAGAGTAGTACCGCATCTGTGACTCATAGCTTGTTGCTTGGTCTTCATGGTCAGTTGATACCCTGGCATAGCCTGCAACTCTACGCTTTTTCAAAGAGAAATCATCTGAACTTGACCTAATAATACTTGGTGTAGCCTGAATAGTAATTACTTTCTTCACTAATATCGCCCCTCTCTAATTTCTATAGGATATTTCCTTCCTTTTACTGGTATAACCCAGATGATACGTTGACCAAAATCATAATCGATGTGCTTAATATTATTTTCAACCCACTCTTTATCTGGTACAATGCCTAACTTGCTTTTAAACGATGCCAAAAGTCGCTTTTCTCCTAACGTCCTACATGAACATGATGATGCTCCGAATCGATTTCGTGTTCTACAATAATATCGTATGGTTTTATTAACTTGTTTGGAATCCACTTTAACAATCATCAAACATCCGCATTCTGAACATGAAATTTTGTCACGAAAGATACCCTTATTTAAGTGGCTTTCTTGACTCATTAACTGATATCTTCGCTCCTTCTCATGAAGTACTAAATCAAAATATTCTTTTGTAACAATTGGCTCGTGTGCATTTTCAATAATGTACTTATTGCGTTGCCCTTTATTCCTTTTCGGATTTCTAGAGAATGATTCACGATAAGTCTTCTGTAAGACAAGGCGACCAAAGTATGCTTCTTGCTTGAAGAATTCTCTGATACTTGCTACGTTAAATGGATTACCAAGCCTTGTTAGGACTTGTTCCTGATTGAGTTTATCAACTATCTGCTGAACCGAATCTCCTTCCAGATACCATTTAAAGACTTTTCGAATAACTTTTGCCTCATTAGGTTCAATCCGATATTGTTCTCCATCCCAACGGTATCCATACATATCCTGTGGAGTGTGCGGAATCCCTTTTTCAAATTTCTTTTGGACTCGCCATCTTATATTTTCACTCAGGTTTTGAGACTCCTCTTGAGCTACTGAGGCAAGGAGGGTTAACATCAATTCTCCTTCTGAGCTAAGACTATCTATATTTTCTTTCTCAAAAGTAACACCAATATTTTTCAGACGTAATTGTCGAACAGTGGTTAGTAATTCAACTGTATTTCGACCAAAACGAGCGATTGACTTAGTGATTATCCTATCAATCTTTCCATCTTCACAATCCTTTATAAGATTTAGAAAGCCTTGTCGATTACTTTGTTCTTTACCGCTTATGCCTTCATCATAATATATCCCCACCAATTCCCAATCAGGATGCGCTTGTATCAAACGGTTATAGTAGCTAATCTGTGTTGACAGAGAATGATGAAGACGACTATCGGAAACCCTTGCATAGGCCGCAACCTTAAATCTTGGCTTGCAGGGCGATTTTATGGGTTGTATTCTTCTAACTGTTCTCAAATTAATACACTCCTTTCGCTACTATATATCACTCTAAAAGAAAAAATTATCCAGTTATTAGGTCGATAATTGACTTATAAACGGTTGATATTTTTCAAGCATCAATTGCCTAAATAGTTCAAATTCCTTAATTGTGATTGCTCCATTATTTAGAAGTACCTTTGCTTGTATCATTGTTAGTTGGTAGGTCATCTCATTATTAATTTTTTGAACGTCCATATTATCCTCCTACCTTACTAGGTAGGTTTGGGAGCGATTTTTCCGCACTTTTTGAAAAAAAGTCAAAAAAATAAAGCCTGATGTTCCCACCAGGCTTAAGACTTAATTATGAAATTCTAAACCAACCTACAACTTTTCCAAGTTTAACTGTTCCAGTAGAATCATAGAGTGAGCCATCCGCCATCCATTGACGTTTCACACGACGAGTAATTCCACCTCCACCAATTTCTAATTGGTCATTGATACCGTTCTTATTATGGTCAGAATATCCGTCAATATTCTGTTCCACACCATCAATACTTTTTCCATCAGAATCCGTCACACAGACACCAATATGCCCATAGACCAAACCATCTGTCTCAATGACATAGAAATCACCTGCTTTAGGATTCACACCCCAAGCATCATAGATTACTTGGAAACCATTTGATTTTGCTTTCTTCAAACAATCAATGGCATTTGTATAGGACATATTCTTATCCGTAAGTTCTTGAACAATCTTATCCACCAAGGCAACACACTGTCCACCATAAGGGTTAGATGGAACAGTTACCTTTTGACCGACCTTGGATAATGCTGACGCAACCACACGGCTTGCAACACTGGTTGGAATAGCGGTTGTTATCCTTGAAGCTGCGTTGACCTTTAGAGTTTGTCCAACTCTTAAAATATCCGTCTTCTTCAAGCCATTTACCGCAAGAAGGGCATCAACTGTTAAACCAAACTTCCGAGCGATACCATAATACGTATCGCCTTTCTGTGCTTGATAGGTCTGCTCACTATGGCCTTTAGTTGTTCCTTCTACATCCTGCTCCAGCACCCATGACTTGATTCCATCAAGTAGATAAGCTCTCAAACTGTTAGACTGGTGAACATTTTTTTCTTGGAGGATTTTGTAGGTGCGCCCCTTGACCCAATTGGCGATTTTCTGACCAGTCTGATAATGAGTCGCATGAGGCAACACCCTAAGACTATCACCAACAAGATAGATTGGTTTTGAAGGAGTTCCTGAACTCCCAACAGTTGAACTGGGTGTCGAGGGTACAATTGTCTTGACCTCAACCCCTGTTATTGCGGACACAAGACCTTTCGCAATGTCCTCTTTCTTGGTTTCAAAAATCGCCATGTCTTGTTCATTATCGATAAAGGCAATCTCCACCAAACGATAGGTATATCCACGACTCGCTGCTTGGTTGGCATTATAGAGCCAATCTACCTTCTTAATGCCACGATTTTGAAAGTATCGTGAAAGGAGAGAGAGGATAGCCATATCTTCCTTGTCTGCTTCTAAAGAAGATTGAATCAAGACTTCTGTACCTTTGGCACTACCATTAAAGGCATTGAAGTGCAATTCAGTAATTGAGTCGTATCCCTTACCAATACTAGTAATACTCCGATAATCATAAACATTTTGTTCGGTAATAAAATCAATCTGTTGTCCACTGTACTTAGACATTAACTTGGCTAATTCTCGAACCTTTCCTGCTTCTGTGATGCCTAGTTTGGCATTTACTGCACCTGGATCATAGGTCGTTCGTCCTTGCCCATGTCCACAAATCACTAGATGTTTTCCCATGTTAGTCTCCTTCTTTCTCATTGAATTGCTTTAAGAGTGCTTGCAACCTCTCAGGGATAGGCAAGCCAATCCGAACCACATTTTCTAAGATACTTAAGCCCTCATTGCTCAAGTAAAAGAAAATCACCATGGTGCGAATCGCCCCACCCTGTTTGATGATTTCAGTATCAATGAGGTGTCCCACGGATACCAAAAAGAGAATGGCTATCTTTTTGAAGATACCCTTGAAACCAATGCTGCTGGAGAGTTTCTTATGGACAACTGCCGCAAAAACTCCCGTCACATAGTCAATGATGAGAAAAATAAAAAGGGCATATAAAACCCCGTCAACCTCTCCAAACATAGAACCGATAAGCCCTCCTATCGCTGAGAAGAGGACTTTATTTGTTGCTAGTAATTCTTTCATAATGACACTTTCCTTTCTTATGCTGTCCTACGCCAACGGTAAACCGTGACGTAAGGTTGTAAGTTATTGTGTGGCTTTCCGCCACCAGTATTTCCTGTGTTATTTCCTTGAGGGTAAAGGCTAGAGCTACCGTCAGAAAAGTAATCTCGACGAATCGCTCCAGAGCCATTGTTAGCCGTCACATACTGAGCATGTGAGTGAGATGGCATTTCATCAATGGTCAAGGTATGTGTCTTACTACCGCCTGACTGATTAACGCTATTAAACTCACTTTCATTCTCAGATACTCCAACCAAGACCCTACCATTGCCAAACCGCTCCCAAGTTCCACCCATAATGGTGGCTGGACTAGTACTTGACGTGGATTCGTAAATAACACCGACTGGGTAGAAAATATCAAGAAGTTTCTTATTCTTCATGTAGATGTCACCGTCAAAATATGCAGGTAAACTCCCATCCACATCTAGCACCCCTCTTGTCCATGCTTTGCCTATCCCCATACCAGATGGGCTTAAGCCGTAGACAACCTTTTCTGGACCAATGGTAAATTCAAAGGTCGTGGAGTAAAAGAAGTCTGCAAGCGTTCCAATAATGGTATAGGATTTCGTAGTATCATAAGTACCACCTAAAATAGCTTGGAAATCCGTCTTTGTGTGTTCCGTAGTTGATGTCCAGTTGGCAGCACCACCAGCGTTTATGACCTTCTGGCCACTTGCCAAATCAACCACTTCCCAAGTCAAAGTTGCCTTGTTCTTTTGGATACTATTGATGGTTAAAGGGGCAATCTTAAGCTTTCGTGTGACCGTCACCTCATTCATACTAGAACCAGCACGAACCGCTGAGAATGAGAAGATGGGTTTGAAATACTCTAATAGGGTTATCTCCACTTCTTTTCGAGCACTTTGTCGCCCTCTCGAATCAGTCACATAGGCAGAAACCTTAGCACGACCAGTCCAGTTGATACCTCCCAAAAGACCGTTATTACTCGTTGCCACGTTAGGCAGTTGAACCCACTGATTGTTCTCAAATTTGAAGACTTCTGCACGATACCCCGTCGAAGGAATGGTCGATCCGTAAATACCTGCTCCTTGATTGAAGGTCACTTTAGGATTAGACACCAACTGGGCAAAACTGTTGCCAGTTAAAATCGTTTTTGCAGTGGCATGGGATTCTGAAACAGAAATACTGTCCAAGGTTGGAACAACTGACGTCGGTAGGTTGAGGGAAATCGGAATTGTCATTGAGCCTACTGTCTTACCACCATAGATAGTGACTAGCGTTAAATGCCCATTACCTGAGGTGCTATTTGGAATCTGAGTAGCCAACTGTGAAATCGAAGGTGTCCACGTTACAGAAGTCGCAATGCCTGTTCCAATTGTCCCACTTAGAGAGCCAAAATGCCAGGTCATGTTATGGGTAAAATCACTACTGGCACGCTTTATCGTGATGGTTACGGCTTGCCCCATCATATTCCCAGAAACTGTAGCGCTAGATGACCGCGGAATATCGCTCAATCGTAACGACTGTGACCCTGTATTTAAGGTGCCAGGCGACCAGCCACCAGAACCAGAGAAGGTCGCAGAAAAACTGATGGTTTTTGACCCATTCGAATCATGTGGCACAGTGATGGTCTTATCAATCAAGTGAAGAGAACTATGAGCCGTGTACATATCTGGTCGCCCTGACCAAGAAAGCGTCTGGCCATCGATAGACACACTTGCCCTACAGTCATACATCCCAAAGGTCGTATAACCATTCTTTAGCCAGAGTTGAACTCGGACAGTAGATGTATTGTCAGCGGTCGAAGTGCCTGTTTCTTCCACTCGCAAAAGTAGGGTATAGCCCCTATCATTATTTGAACCATAATCTGCCATAAGGTCTCCTTTCTACTTGGCATCAATAAAACGACAAACTAGATGCTTGGCATTATGCCTAGCAGCTTCTAGTCGGTAATAACCAACCTGTAAGGTCTCCACAAAGACCCCATGATGGATTTTAATGACACCAGCTGTAACCGTCATAACGGCATTACCAGCTGACTTAATCATCATCCCTTGTGGGGTTAATTCGATATATTCAGAGTTATCCTTCTTACCAATAATCACCCCATTATCACCAGCTCTCAAATAGGTATTGACAAAGTTAAGCAAGAGACTGTTGGCTTTAAGATCTGCTTCAATAGCTGCGATACGAGCTGTGTTATCAATAAAGTCTTGATTAAATTGCGCAAGGACAGCTTCATTATTCTTCTCAAACTCTTTATAAGACTTGAGCCAATCAGCTACTTCTTTCGCCAACGCCCTCGCCTCAAGGTCTACTCGGAGAGATTCTGTTTTTTCAGTTAGAAGGTCTAATCGCTGCTTCATGAAGCCATTATCTGCCTTGGCATCAATCTGGGCGATAAGATCATTCAAAGAAGGCCCAGGCGCTGAAGCAACGTTGCCATCCTCCAATTGAACATTTCGAAGATAAACCACATCTCCTACTAACCACGAACCTGACTTTAAGTAAAAGATATAAGAATAGTACTGATAACTACTTACTTTCCATGAAGAAACAAACCTTTGCCAATCTGTTGTGACGTCGTAAGCTTTCGTTCCACCGAGTTCACAACCCATATTGAGTGTGACAGATTTTGAACACTTAATATCAATTGAAAAAGTCATAGTCGCACCAATTCGACTCCTTAAATCATAGAAGTTCCGATGAAATCCAGCTGTACCTGCTTTGGTACAGGTCAACTTAATAGTCACCCCACTAACAGAACTCGTATCCTCAACCACCTCCTTCTTCCACTCAGAGGTTACTGATGAAAAGGTCACAGCCTTCATGGCGTAATCGTCAATGTAATTACGACCACCCAGTTCCGTTCCCTCAAAAAAGGAAGACCAGGTATAGTCACTAGGATTGGTTGAAGGCGTAGCACTCTCCCTATTGACGGCTAGTCCGAGGTAGCGTTTGCCAGTTGAGACGGCAGAAATCCCATCTCCCTTGTCACTATCTGCGTACATCCGCCAAGTGTAAAGGGTCTTTCCGTCCTTACCAGCCATTCCATCCACACCCTTGTCCCCATAAACTCCGATGACAATGGGCGTTGTGACTGTCGTTGAGCCATTGGTGAACGTTGTTTTTTCATAGTTCCACAGATACTTAAGCGTTGAGGTGAGAGAAGGAATGGTTTTGCTCCAACCAGTGCTTGTTGCCGTAAGGCCAGTCTTTTGTGCAGACACTAAGTAGTACTGCTCCCTTGATTGAATGCCCACCCCATCTGCTCCAGCATCACCCATTGGTCCAGGAGTTAAAGAGATGGTTTTAAGGTCAGCTTGTGTCGCTAGACTTTCCCCTCTCACCTTTAAGAGTGGTGTATCAATGGAAAGATTCCCATCCCTATCCAAACTAAAGACTGGGGTGTGCTGACCAGGAATAACGACCTTGTCTGCTTCCACCTCTAAACTCTTCACATACTCTGATAGAATTTGTTGAGAGACAAGCCTTGTCATCCATGCTGAACTAGAGACGGTCAACTCATCAATCATGGCTTTTTGAAGCGCTGCGACCCGTGCTTCAAGGGCATCCGTTGCCAGATAATCAAGTGCAGCTTTCTTCCCAGAACGCTCGCCTTCTGCTTTGGCAATAGCGATACCATCTTCAACTTCGGTTTGAAGGCGATTAAATTGCCTGTCAAAAACCTTGTTAAAATTGGCTCGTTCCTTAGACGCTCGGTATTCTGTAGCCGATTGATTGACGTCAAGAATGGTCTTGGCCGCACTGGTTAGCGAATAGGCCCCAGATGATCCAGAGGTCGTAAAGCTGACCTCATCATCAAAGGTCACTGAAAGGCACACTTCTTCTAGAGCATCAAAGGTATAACTAACTGCCTTTTTCTTAACATCTACCTTGTGCTTTTGACTTTTAAGAGTAACCGTATCTCCCAGATGAACTTCCTGGCCGTCTAACTGATAAGCTTCAACTGTTATCTGTCTGGAGATGCTGTCGATGTGCTCATGCGTGAACTTAGACAGCACCCATTGACGTAACCCTTCCTCTGTCTGAATCGTGTTATTCTCATACCGTGCTTCATGGACATAAGGGTATTGGTTAATGAGGGGACTCTCTACGATGACTGAAAGCACAGTATCCTCATCACTACCTTCTGCCTGAAAGGTTGAGGTCGCATAGATGCGTGTAATGACCTTATCTGAATACAACTTATCCTCATAAGCTTTCAGATTGTGATGGCTTGTGAGAATAACGTCCTTATCCTTGCCACGGTGTTTCTTAACCATCAGCCGAAAGTTATCACGAACGAGCTCACCTTCCCACGTTCCAAGAATCGAATGCTTACCATCCATCAGAGCTTGATAGAGCGTCAAATCTTCGTCAGATACATAGGTATGAGGCTCCGTCACATCACTATCAAAGCTAAAAATTCCCAAATCTGACGAACAAGCCTCAACCAGTCTCAAAAGAGCTGATTGGCAAGTCGTGTTAGTTGCAGAAAAGGGCTTAATCTGACGCTTCATCACATCATCTGAAATGTGATAACACTCAAGCTCTACCGTATCGTCCTGGATCTTTATATGCTTGACACGAAAGAGCTGCTTTCCTAAATCAGGAGTTGGACACAAAATCAACTCGTCTGCTCTAAGGGTTTCATGAATACCTGAATCTGTAATGGGATAAGTTACTCGTAGCTGAAATGTACCATTCAACTCTTCTTCTACCATCGCACTCATCGTTTCAAATAATGGTTGACCATTCCATTTCGATGTCTTTGTTTGACCATCAAGAAGATAAAGCATCACACCCACCCCCAATTCGTCTCAAAGGTAAGCGATAATATCCCACTACCTAAAATCACTCCGAGAGATTGTCTTGGATGACTGGCATCAATCGTGATAAAATCCCCAGACCACTTCACAGCTTTCCCAGATAGGGTCTTAAAACTAGGACGGTCCGGGTGATTAATCATAACCAACGGCTCTGTAAATTTCTCAATGCGGATCACTTGGTCTCCTACTGTGAATGAGGTTTCTGACACCGATTGACCAGTGATGGTAATGGTAGGAAAGGCAAGAGCAGATCCTTGTGTTTTCAACACACCATTTGCGTTCAAGACTTGCCTATCCACCATCTTGAAAAAGCGAGTAGGGTGACAGATAAAGGTCACGTCAATCACATACACATCGTGCTCATCCTGCGTGACATCAAAACTATCCGTTCGGTAACACCAGAGTCGGGTGAGCTTAAGACGTTCGCTTTCTAGCCAAAACCCTTCCTTCATAAGATAGCCTGAGAACTCATTGACCTCTTTCTCACTCGCACCAATCAAATACAAGCGGTAAGACTTCTCAATCACATCACGGTGTTTATTGGTTTGGACAATTGCCCCACTCAACCCATGATGATCTAAAAGGTGCGTTTTAGACCGTGGCACTTGAATGCTCGGTCTATCTTCCACAAGAACTTTAAAAGGAAAAGACGAGGTGCCTTTTCCATTCAGTACCAATTCATTATGTTTAATCACACCGTTCCTCCTTTCAGTAGGGCTTGTCGTGTCATTTCATCTGCCAGTCGACCTGCCACATAATCGGCTAGTTTTTTCATATCTGCTTCTTCACGAATCACAACATCCGTGATGTTGACCATTATGGTTGTTGCCTTATTAGGCATGGTGGCTGCGATGCTGCGACCAATACTACCTAGGGTTTGGTTATTAAGAGGTAAAACAGCTTCTCGTCCTGCTTCTCCCCCTACCATTAGGCTATTGCCGTTTACCCCAAATGCAGTTGGTTTGGTTAAAATTCCTCCTTTGGCATACCAATCAATGGAGATTCTCGGAATTCCACCCTTCAACCAATCAAGAGGATTGGCTGAACCTGATACTCGAAAGTGAGGGAGGGGGATATGCGGCCAGCGAATTTGGAAGTTAAAGAGATTTTTGATGGCATTGATAGCGTTACTCACGGCATCTCTTGCCCCATTGATGGCATTGGAAATGGTATTCTTGACACCATTCCAAACGGATGATACCGTGCTTGAAATGCTATTCAAGACACCATAGACCGTGTTTCGGATACCGTTCCAAATATTGGATACCGTGACTCCAATATTGGATAAGATATTAGATATGGTCGATTGGATTGCTGACCAAATGGATGAAACGACTGAACTGATAGCTGTCAGTAAATTTGAGATGGTATTCTTGATACCTGTCCAAGCAGTTGAGATGTACTGGGCGATGAAATTGAGGGCTAAGGAAATAAGGGACTTGATGCCCTCCCATGCCATCGATAAGACCTGTTTGATGGTTTCCCAAGCGCCAGTCCAATCACCAGTGATAACCTGCATGACTGCCTTGATGATACCAAGTACCACATTGATAGCAGTCTCGACCACAATCTTTATCATCTCCCAAGCGGCTGTGATGATAAGTTTGATATTCTCCCAACTTGCTTGGATGAGCGGTCCTAGAATAGTCATCACCGTTTGAATAACCGTAGTGATGGCATTCCATACCGTGGTTGCAGCATTTAGAATCAATTGCTGGTTTTCAGTCCACCATGTGGTTAGCGTTCCCCAGATGGACATAACAAAACTAGAAATCTGCTGGATGATCATGGACAGAAAGGCATAGATACTATTCCAGATTTCCGTCACAGCCGATCGAAAGCCTTCGTGATTCGTCCAGAGTTCTTTTAACCCAACAATCAGTAAGGTAATGGCAGCTACAATACCAACAATAATCCCCACAATCGGCAAAAATGCCGTTATCATTCCAACAACGGTTGTCCCCATAGCGGCTGCCGCAACCTGTAAGCCCAAGAAAACAGGAAGTAACATCCCTACCACGGCAAAAATACCTGTGAAGATAATGACGACTTCCTTGATGGGACTGGATAAGTTGGTAAACCAAGTCGCTAGTTGACTAACAATGTCTGCCAAACTTTGAAAGACTGGAATAAGCATCTCCAGAATCGGTTGACCGATTGCTGCTAAAGCATTAGTTCCAGACTGTCTTAGGTTACCCAGAACGTTTTCCAGTCCGTCTGATTCCCTTGCAGCTTGTCCCAAGGCTCCAGAGAGTTCATTGCCGTCCTCTACCATTTGAAGGAGGGTTAACTGCTTCTGGGCTTCTGATAGTTCATTGAAGGACTTTCCATAGAGCTTGTTCGCCGCTGCATTACGAGTGGTTTCTGTCGCAGAAATACCTAGAGCTGCGTCATTTTCATAGTTACCTTTGAGGAAGGACTGCAGGTTTTCGGTGACTTCTTCGATGGATTTGTCGTAAAATGCTGCCCCATCAGCCGCTGCTCTGGTTGCACGAGTGGTCAGATCCAAAGCCTGAGCCGTATCCATCCCAGAGGTTTTGGCAAAGGAAGCCATCTGAGTGAAGGAACCTTGAAGACGCTCTGGAACAATGTCCATCTCTTCCCCAATCCTATTGAGGGCATCCTTAGCAGCATTCTCCATATCCCCAAAGACGGTAGAGAATTGGGCGTTGCTGGCTTGAAGTTGAGCTGCCGCAGACATGGACTCTGTTCCGACTTCGAAGATTTTCTGAGAGATGTCTGCTAGCCTCTCACTGGTCGCTTGAAGTGCCTCAGCCCGAATGGTGTCAGACATGGCTTTCATGCCATCTTGAGCACCATCGGCAGAGGAGCTGGTCTCATCCATCTCGTTGTTCAGGTTATTTAGAGCGGTCTTTGCTTGGTTCAACTCAGCTTCCATCTTATTGGCTTCAATGGAATTCTCACCATATTCACTCTTTGTCAGGGCTAGTTGCTTTTCGAGATTGGAAATTTGTTTAGAAACAATTTCTGACTGTGCTCCAATCTTTTGTTGGGCTATGGCATTGCGTTCGGCTTCGGAACTATTGAATGACAAAGCACTTTCTTGTAACTCAAATTGAGACGTGACCTTGTTCATCTCACTTGCTAACTGCCCCTGCTCCACTTGGAGTTCATCTAATTGTTGAGCCGCTGAACTACTAGCTCGACCGTGATTCTCAAGCGTTGATGACACATCAGCTAACTTAGTTTCATAGGAGGTTAGCAGCCTTTGAGTAGTTTCCACCTCACGTTGAAAGGCACGGTACTGGTCTGCCCCAATATCCCCAGCCTTAAATTGAGCTTCCACCTGTGATTGGGCTTGACGGAGCGTTGCCAATTTTTCTTTGGTTGTCTCGACTTGTTTTGCCAAGACTTCCTGCTTTTGCGTCAGAAGAGTGACATTGCCAGTATCAAACTTGAGAGCCTTATCAATCTGTCTTAATTCTTTGGTAGCTTCAGATGCTTGTTTGTTTACACCCTTAAGTGCATCTTGTAAGGGTTGGGTATCGCCACCAATTTCAATCGTAATCCCCTTGATGTTTCCAGCCATAGTCCCTCCTTTCTACCATCAGAAATTATCAAAATCAGCTTGAGTTGCTCGGCGTGTTTGAGAAGTTTCTCGAGTACGCACCTCCACATAGTCCGTTTGGTAGTCAAGTGCCATCCCAATAGAGATATGTTTTAAATCGTCAATGGTCAAACCAGTCTCCTTACAACAGGAGAAATAACTCTCTACTGTGAAGATTTCTTCACTCGCTGCTTCTGTTTCATCTGCTTTTTTCTGGTTGACATCCCTTGGTTCAACATATTCATCAAGACAGGGGCTACTTCCTGCACTGGAAATTCTTCCATCTCCATATAAAAATCCACAAATGGTTTCACTCGTGGATTAGCTGACTTCGCAAAGACCCAAAAGATTCGATGGAAAAATGTCATATCGAAATCAGACAGAATAGAAACATCAATATGATGTGCCTGTAATTCCTCTCCATCTTCTAACTGGTCAAGTTTTGCCAAGATTGCTTGACTATTGACCATCGAGAATAAATCTTGAAAATAGTCCTTACCAAACTGCTCTTTATAAGCGATTGGGGTGTAGGCATTGGTTGCTAACTCGTAGGTCGTGCCTGCTATTGTAATACTTTCTCTCATTGCCTTCTCCCTTACTTACGAGGTTCAAAAACTGCCTTGAACCAGTTTTCACGAATCTCATCACTCGTTTCCTCCGTTGTACGTCTACGTACAACTTTATCAAGTGGTCGAGGACTGGCAGTAAAGGTCAACTCTACCTCATTGATATCTGAACCAGACTTGGTTTTTGAACCAACAGTCGGACGAGATGCGTAACAATAATACAAAACGTGTAATGTTTCTTTTTTATCCCCTTCAAAACGGAACATCAACGCAAAATTTTTCTTTTCGCTGTTTGCAATCTCTGAAATGGTGTTTGTCGTCGCATCCAACTGTTCTCCAAGGACTCGTGTCAAAAATTCCTGCGTTAGAAGGGCAACTTTTAGTGTTCCCTCATAGCCATCATTTGACTCTGTTGTATAAAAATTGATATTGTCTGCCTTATAAGAACCCTTATCTCCTGTTGGTTCAAGGGTTAATTCTGCAGCACCACGAAGGCGTTCTACATTGCCGTATGTCAACGTACCATCAGGACCTTCGCTTGTAACTTCTGCCCAATGGACATCTTGTAGTCCAAAGGTGACCTTATTCTTTTCAGACATATTATCCTCCATGTAATGTGATGTAATAGGTTATTTGGTAGAGTTTCTCAGATGAGATATAGGTCTCTACTTTTTCAAAATAAATAAGGTGGCTGTCAAATAATGACTCCACCCTTTGTTCAGCTGCCAAATCTTTCTTGGTGGTATAGAGTTCCACTTGCAGATTATTTTGCTTATGATAAGTCCAATTGTCTGCACCATGATTATCTGAATCAGTTACCAAATATACTAGATACGGTGGTCTTGGACGACTCCCTTCTTCAAAATGATGGTAGGCGAGTGGGAGCTGTAATTCTTTGAGAATGGCGTACAATTCGCTCAGTAACATGTCCTATCACACTCGCTTTCTCAGCTTTTCTTCTAAGGATTGTATTGCTTGTTTCTCAACAGGTGCGATATGCTTAATTCCCTCAACTCGCCCACCAGAGCTTTTGGCATGACCATTTTCTAACAGATGCGTCAGGCCTGGCGTTCGATTATGAATGGTCTTGGTTAGACCTGTACTGGTATCAATCGTTGCTTTACTCTTCCACCCTTTGGCATAGGAACCACTCTTTCTAGGTGACGTTGCTTTCAAGGTTACGATGGATTCCTCGGTGATTTCCTCTACAACTTCACGCATCACCTCTGTTGTATCCTCTACAAATTCCGCCAGCTCATTTGCGATGGCAGTTTCTAGTGCATCTAGTTCAATTCTAGTCATAACTCTCCTCCCTAATGGCGACGATGTAAATCAGTTGACGTGGCACTGTATCTCCATCAATAGACTCAATCTCATAGGTTTGACCACGAAATTGAATGTGAGTCGTTAAGGAATGAAGTCCAAGAATTGCCTTTTCATACCTGAGGGTGAACTGGACTTTCTCTTGTTCCAGTTTCGTCACACTCCCATCCCTTTCGGTCAAGGTGAGAGGACGACAAGAACACCACCGGTCAAATAAAGGTATCCATGTCGAAGTTTCATTGCCAATCTCATCTTGAACAATCTGTCGAATCTGAAATGACAAGCGTTCCCTCAACGGTGCAATCTTCATCAGAATACATCCTTTCGTTCGGCCAACAACAAATGATAGAGAGTCTCTTTCAACTCCTTATGATTGGCATCTTCTCTGTGTTCATAAAGATAGGCAACCCCATAAAGGATTGCCGTCTTTAGAACCTCTGAATAAATTGATTGTCGCAAAATATCTTCACAGAGTTGTTGACTGGTTTCGAGCAACTGCTCAATCAGTCCATCCTCATCCCCATGTTCCACTTTAAGATACTGTTTTGCTTCTGCTAAACTAACCATGACTACTTAGCCTTCACTGTTAGTGTCTTCACGGCTTCAGGTAGGACTAACTTACCATCAACACGTTGTGAAGCAAGAAAACCAATCTGTCCATTATTGGCATAGAGTTCATTCAGACGTTTGAAGGTACGTCCCTGACGGTCCGCAATCCAATAAAATGAGAAATCACCAAATGCAATAGCTTTGTTTCCGGCTTCAGGTAGTGGGGCAAAGGTTGAAGTATAGTATGGACGATTTAGAATCAAATCTGGTTGTCCAGCTTGTGTGGATGGCTGCCAGATATAATTGCCATTGTTATCTTTGAGTTTACGGATAGCTTTGACTGTCGTATCATGTAAAATCCAAACTGCGTTCTTTCGATATGGTGCTGGTAGAGAATGATACAGTTCAATCATATCGTCAAAGGTAATATTGTTTGTAGCAGTCGTTGGACCTGTAACTTCTGCCTGAGTAAAGATACCTGTCGGTTTCTTAGAACCATCGCCAATCAAGAATGCCTTTTCTTCTTCCGTACCAATACGACGAGCAAATTCAGCTGTCATATAGGATTCAAGGTCAAAGACTGAATCGTTAAGCAACTCTTCTGAAATACGAATGGCAGTCCCAATCTTATGAGAGTCGAGTGTCACCTGACCAAAGGTTTCTTCTGTTTCAGGGTAAAGTCCATTTTCATCCATCCATGAGGCCGAACCATGTCCTGTCACAACAGGAATCTTACGCTCACCACTAGATGTTTTGATAACAGTCGCAAGGCTGCGGAAGAAATTCTCTTCTTGTAATCTTTGAACCAGTTTCTTCTCATACTCATCAGGAACCAGATGACCACCCTCGGTATCTTCTCCAACTCGAAGGACATCCTTGACATCAAAGAAGTGTCGTTTACGAACACTTGTCCAAAAAGTCTTGGCATAGCTATCTGAACCCACACCTTTCTTTTCCTCTTCAGTAGTCTTGTCATTCAAAACTGTAGTGGGTTGCCCAATTAAAGCCTGTGACGCTGGTTGAGCAAGTTCAAGGTCAATCTTTTCTTGTCGCTCCAATCGAGCAATCTCTTGATTGTAGAGGTTGATTTTTGCTTCCATGTCATCATAGCGTTTGGAATCTTCCTTAGATACCAGTCCGTCTTCTGATCGAACAGAATCAAGGAAGGTTTTTGCTTGTTGCCAAGCTTGGTTACGTTTTTCTTTCAATTCAAGTAATTTAGACATCAGTTCATATTCCTTTCGTTATTTGAGCAAATTCAATCGTTTTTCCAACTGATTGATAGGGATTGTTTTCTTTGGTTGTTGGACTTCAAGTTTTGCCTGCATTTTGACAAGTAAGTCTTGTTGGGCAGCAGTTCGACTGAATGAGTAGCCCTTAGACTCCAATTCCTGTTCTTCTTTGCTGTCAAAGAGAATCTTGTCCGCAAAGCCTAGTTCAACAGCCTTTTTGGCATTGAACCAAGACTCTGAGTCCATAAGGTGAGATAGCTTAGTTCTTGACAGTCCTGTTTTTAGTTCATAGGCATTGATGATGGATTCCTTAATCTCTCCCAACATTTCAATGACCTTCTGCATGTCCTTGACTTCACCTTGTGCCACTGTCCAAGGATTGTGTATCATCATCATGGCTACTGGACTCATGGAAACTGTTGTACCTGCCATGGCAATGACACTCGCAGCACTTGCGGCTAAGCCATCAATTACGACATGAACATCACCTTTGTAATCCATCAACATGTTATAGATTTGAGCAGCCGCAAAAACATCACCCCCTGGACTATTAATCCAGAGGGTGATGTCTCCGTTTCCTGCATGTAAATCATTTTTAAATACTTGTGGCGTGACTTCATCACCAAACCACGTCTCATCTGCAATCTGTCCTTCTATACGAAGTGTTCGACCACTATCATCTTCTGTAAAATTCCAAAACTTATGCATCCATATCCTCCTCAGATTGAATTTCTTGTTCTACTGGTCCTTGTTTCATAAAGCCACCCGCATCCTTCAGTTTCGTCATATTTCCGTTTATCAAGTAGAGATTACCTCCTTCCTCATCTGAAAGGAGGTTCAAGTCCTCAAGTTCACGAATATCATTCGTCGACAGCCAGCCATTTTGTCTCCCAATCGCATAGCCATTCATTCGACTCTGATAGTCACCACGAAGAAGACCATCTACATTGAACTTCACAAAGTAGGTTTTCTTTTCTTCAGGTAAAAAAAGAGACCTCTTGAAAGCCTGTTCGAGACGAACTACCCAAGGGTCTAAGGTGTATTTAACAAATTCTAGAGATTGTTGCTCAATGTTTGAAAATGAGGATTTCTCCAAGTCACCAACCATATGAGGTGGAATACGGTAGAGCCTTGCAATTTCATTGATTTGGAATTTTCTTGTTTGAAGAAATTGGGCTTCTTCTGGAGGAATACCTACTTGAGTGTATTTCATCCCTTCCTCAAGAACTGCCACTTTATGGGCATTGGTTACCCCATTGTAGACTGCATTCCATGAATCTCTCACTCGTTTGGGATCCTTGAGAATCCCTGGGTGTTCCAAAACGCCACCAGGATTTGCACCATTTTTAAAGAATGATGCCCCATAGTTTTCCGTAGCCAAGGTCATACCAATAGCATTTTTTGCAAGGGCAATTGGAGAATAACCTATCAAGCCATCAAAACCAAGCCCAGGTACATGGAGAACATCTTCTGCTCTCAAGATAGCATCTCCCTTTTCCTTAAAGTTAGGATTTTCTTCTGACTGACGCTTGTATTTGTAATAGAGCTTTCCGCTCTCGTCCCGATGAACAGACATCTTATCTGGTAAGAGTGGGTAAAGACTGATAACCTGTCCACTCCTATCTCGGATAATCTGGACATAGGCATTGCCCCATATCAATAGATGGGTCATCAAGGTTTCTCTAAAGACAAAGGATGACATCTCGGGGTTAGGTTCATCATGCAAGAGAAAATAAAGGGGATGATCCACCTTTTTCTCCTTTCCTGTTTCCGTTCTCTCATAGACGTGAATAGGTAGTGAAGCTACTGCTTCAGCTAAGATACGAACACAAGCATAGACAGCAGTCGTCTGCATTGCTTTAAACTCATCCACATTCTCCCCACTGGTCGTTCGTCCAAACAGATATGAGAAGTCCTGACCTTCATAACTATTTCGTGGTTTATCTCTAGCACGCTTACGTCCTAGTAAATCTAGTAGTCCCATAGTTCCTCCTTTTTGAGTACAAAAAAAGCACCTCTATTGAGATGCATGGTTTATATATATTTTGAAGTATCGTTTTCTATCCTTCAATATCTGCACATAATTTGTGAGTAGAACATCTATATTAGTCGGTACACCGTTCTTTAAATTGCCTGTATTAGCCAAATCTATGATGTTCTCTTGGCAAATAGCACCGTCAAAAAAGCACTCCAGATGTTCACGCTTAATCCAATCAATTAATTCTTCATTTGAACGAAAATAGTCACAAAAATATCCCCCCTTAAAACATTCAAATAAAAAATAAGGCATATAATCGTAGTAGGGAGCCGATCCCCTTTCTTGCAATTTTCTATCAGGCAAAATCATTGTATTTTCAATTTTTTGACCAAGGGAGAATAATTTAGATAATAAAACAGTCGTATTTTTTTCTTTTGGAAGTAATTTTTCTAAATTACCATTCGATATTAATGACTCCAAAAAATAGATATTCTTGTCAACCTTTCTACCAGTAATACGCTCAATATCTTTATACGTATTCAAGTTTACAATCGAAAACCTAAGTGGTATCCACAAAGAAAAAATTGTGTCTGCGTTTAAATTTCCACCTCGCAAAATACAATCTGAATCATTATTTTTTCTAAATTCATCATGTTCTTTCCTATTTGAGTTATAGGAAGATTTAGGTTTAGCCTTTTCGTAAGCGATCCAAGATTCTATTTTTTTATAAATTGGATCATAAAGCGAATTTTCAATATTCATGGTTTCCTCCAATGCATCTTCATTTCCTCCTTTTCTCTACTCTACCACTTTTTAGGATACATTCAACCTATTTAGGTTATTTTTATCCTAAAAACTTAAAATTCCTCGCTCATCATAGACACTTCCACTCTCACCTTGGTGTCGGATACAACGGTCTAAACCCATAATGAGTGCTACAATACCGTCAATCTTCTCGACTGACTTTTCCTTATCAGGCTTGATATTGCCAGCGGGGTCTTGTCTCATGACCACGTTTTGTCCCATCCATTTCAGTACTGGATGCCCACCATGTTGAATCTTGCCTTCCATCATAAGTTTATAAAGTTCCTTTGATGGTGGACTCATATCCTTGTATCCCTGACCGAAAGGCACCATGGTCAAGCCCATCCCTTCTAGATTCTGAACCATCTGTGTCGCATTCCAACGGTCATAGGCAATCTCCTTTATGTGGTAGGTTTCAGAGAGTTGTTCAATAAATGTTTCAATAAAACCATAGTGAACTACGTTACCTTCCGTAGTTTTTATGTAGCCCTGTCGTTCCCAGACATCATAAAGAACGTGGTCACGACGACATCTAAGTTCCAAGGTATCTTCTGGTAACCAAAAGAAAGGTAAGATAATGTAGTTCTCCTCGCTATGCCGTGGCGGAAAGACTAAGACAAAAGCTGTTATATCGGACGTACTAGACAGGTCTAGCCCTGCATAACAATCACGACCTTTAAGAGCTACATAGTCAATTGGGGCATTGCCTTTCGCATAGACATGTTCAGGAATCCAAGCAACACTTGAGCTTGTCCACATGTTTAGACGGAGCTGCTTAAACACATTTTCTTCAGCAGGATTGTCAAGTGCCTGTTGGTAGGCTTCTCTAACACGGTCAATCCCAATAGTATGCCCTAGTGAAGGGTTGGCTCTTCTCCAGTTTGCTTCATCATTCCAATCATCTTCATCGGATAATCCATATACCACCGGATAGAATGACGTGTCCTTCTTTCTACCATTCAGAATATCCAATGCTTTGGTATGCAATTCATAACAGATTGAGTTCCTATCCGTTCCAGCTGTTGTGATAATAAAAAAGAGGGGTTGTTCCCTTGCGTCTCCTGACCCCTTGGTTAATACATCATACAAATGACGATTAGGCTGAGCGTGGATTTCATCAAAGACTAAGCCCGATACGTTTAATCCATGCTTTGTTCCAGTCTCTGCAGAAAGAACTTGGTAAAATCCCGCATTGGAATAATTCACTATCCTCTTTGTCGCACCCATAATCTTGGAGCGTTTTTCAAGCGGTCGACTCATTTGGACCATTTGTTTTGCGACATCAAATACAATAGATGCTTGGTTTCGGTCACAAGCCGCACCATAAACTTCTGCACTGGCTTCATTATCCGCATAAAGTAGATAAAGAGCGATAGCTGCTGCTAGCTCAGACTTGCCATTCTTCTTTGGAGTTTCTATATAGGCTGTTAGGAATTGACGGTTGCCATCCTCCTTGACAATTCCAAATAGATCACGGACAATCTGTTCCTGCCACGGCAACAAATCAAATCGCTTTCCTGACCACTTTCCTTTGGTGTGCGAGAGGTTATTGATAAATGTTACTGCCCTATCAGCCTTTGCCTTATCATAGTGTGAGGTTGGAAGCATGAATGGACTTGGTTCATAATGATAGCTCATAAAATTCCTCCTAACAAATCTTCCATTTCATCACCAGTACCAACTTCTGAATCCATCGTAGCTAATCGGTTTCGTGCCGAAGGTGTTAAACCAAATTGTTCACAGAATTTAAGCATGATTTTGAGGTTGGTCTGGCTGATAGAGACTTGAGGTACTTGTTGGAGATAGCCATTCGGGGTTTTGATAATGGAGCCATGCTTGGAAAGGAACTCTTCTGCCTCTTTCCAGCGAGCGTAAGCTTGACAATAACCTGCAAATGCAGTCATGTCCATTTCGGTTAAAATTCCCATCTGTTCGAGAATTTTTCCCATCCGTTTCCACTCCTTCTTTGCATCATCTTCAAGCCACTGTGGGCAACGTGGGGCTTTTTGTTTAGGTTTGACTTCATTCGTAGGGAGTGGTCGCTTACCAGGATTTCCCTCAAGTATTTTCATATTCGTTGGCTTTGGTTTTCGCCCCCTGATTGCCACAATCTCACCTCCTTTAGAGTAAGAAAAAAGAACTCAATTCGAGTTCCTTCCTAAAGTTCATTAAAGTTATCAAGAACAGCCTGACAAACTGTTCTATCAATGTCGTCCATGTTATCTATTTCATTCCCATATCTATATTGGTAGATATATTCACCATCACGTTTTATTGTCAGAATTCTAATCCAAGCACCGTCTATATTTCTCGGGTCTGTTGTATCTTCACGGAGAAATTCACAAACGTAATGCCTATCACCAACCGTTCGAGTCATTATTTCCCACATCTTACTTTACCTTTTCCACGATATCTATTCCATATAAAACATTCAGGCAACTGCCATTTTCCCACTTAACTAAGAGTGAACCAATGTCATCCACTCCAATAACTGTACCAAGTGTTCCTTTAGGAACTGGATGTGGATCATCCATTTTTACTAATCTAACCTTTGTACCAACCGGATAGATTGTCTTTAGGTTATTGAAAATTTTTGCGTCCATGTTATTCTCCAATCTTTTCAAATGCCCACTTAACGGCATGTCCAAAGTCTTCGAATCTTCCAGCTTCTTGGTAAATGCGGTCAAATCTGCGTTCGAAGTTTTCAAACTCTTCAAGACTATCAGCTGTTTCGTAAATCTCAACTTCTGTTCCTTTATATCCATTCGATGCAACAATGACCCAATCTTTGTAAGGAATGATGCTTGCGGTTGCTGGGTAGATGTCGTAAAGTTTTTCAAGTGTTGTTGTCATGGTTTAGTTCTCCTCTTCTTTTGTTGTGTACATATTAACTCTAAAGGAGACTTATATCCAGTCATTTATTGATTATTTTGAAGATATTTTCGACTAATTTTCACTTCTTAGAATGGCACAACCAATGGCATAGACAACTGTTACCGTCACACCATTTCCAGCTTGTTTATATAGCTGAGCGTCCGAGTTCACCGCCTGGGCTTTCTCGAACAAATCATCCGAAAAACCTTGTAGGCGAAAACATTCTCGAGGGGTTAATCGTCTGATTTTTACAACTCGATCATTCCAAACCACAGCACCCATTTGACCATCGCATGATAGGTTATGGGCAATTCCTTTCCCAACTCTTGCTCGTCTCGTTGGAGAGTTGGGATAAGATAAATCCACCGAATCTCCAACCTCTGCAACTTGATAACCTTGCTTCGTACCATTTCTGACCTTGATGCCTTCAAGAACACCATGGCGGTCTTGAGAGGTCAATGTGAACATTGGCTCATCCTGTTCCTTGAGCCTGCGTCCATTTTGACGCTTGTTGATTCGATTGGGTGTCAGAATGGGTTGAATTTCGAGTACTCCAGAATTCATAGCCGTCCGCTTTGTAGCTCCAGCAGTATATCGTGCGGTGATACATCGTGCCTCATCTGTCAACTTTGGTTCTGTCAAAGATTGGTCAATCAAATATAGACCAGTCTTAGCACCCAGTCCACCACCCTCACCAACAAGGGTTGTGGCAATTCCACTCGGGTCGTAGACACGATAGCTTTGCATACCACCTACAAGTTGCTTAAGATGGCTACCGCTTTCTCCGCTGATAGGTAGTACTTTTCGTCGACCTCTGCTTCTAAGATGTCCGAGAGTGTAGATGCGTTCTCGATTTTGGGGAACTCCGTAGTCTTTTGAATTGAACACTTGCCACTCAAGGTCGTACCCTGCTTCATCCAAGATAGTGAGATAGTCGAGATAATCTCGTCCCCCGCCACTTGATAAAAGTCCCTTAACATTTTCAAGGAGTATCCACTCGGGTTTATCTTCTTCCTCTTGGCTTTGGAGGAGGTCAACAAATGTAAAAAAGAGTCCACTTCGCTCACCGTATAGGCCTGCTCGCTTCCCTGCGATAGACACATTTTGACAAGGGCTTCCCGCAGTCCATAAATCTGCTTTTGGAAGTTGTATTGGGTCAATGCTTGTGATGTCGTCATGAAACCATTCTCCTTTCGTGTCATACATTGCTTCATAAGATTTTCGTGCGAACTTATCCTTCTCACAGTAACCGATACATTTGAAACCAGCTAGTTCCAAACCACGACGAAAACCACCCACTCCTGCAAAGAAATCAAGAAAGGTTAGGCTCATACCGTCTCCTCCATCATTGAATAGGCTTCATTAAAGGTCAAAGTCTGTCCATCACGCAATACCGTCACGTTGTCATTTCCTGTTGAATCTATATAACGTTTGACAATGACATCCATAAACTTCTCATCCAACTCAATGCCGTAACAAACCCTTCCAGTTTGGTCTGCGGCCATTAGGGTCGAACCAGAACCAAGGAATGGATCAAGAACAATTGTCCCACGCATGGATGAATTTTGAATAGGATAGGCCATGAGCGGAATTGGTTTCATTGTAGGGTGGTCTTTACTAGATTTTGGACGGTCATATTCCCAAATGGTTGTTTGTTTACGGTCACTGAACCATTGATGTTTTCCCTTTTGTTTCCAGCCAAAGAGACATGGTTCATGTTGCCACTGGTAGGGACTACGTCCAAGCACCAATGAGTTCTTTTTCCAAATGCAACATCCACTGAGATAAAAACCAGCATCCTTAAATGCCTTACGGAAGTTCAATCCTTCTGTATCCGCATGAAATACATAGATGGAGGCATCAGATTCTATATGTTTTTCTACCTGAGAGAACATATCAAAGAGAAATAGATAAAAGTCACTATCAGGCATGTTGTCATTGAGAATCTTTCCGGCTGTTTCTTCTACATCAACATTATAAGGAGGGTCTGTCACAACCAAATTTGCCTTTTTATCACCTAACAGTTGGTCATACGTTTCAGCTTTAGTTGAATCGCCACAAATCACTCGATGCTTACCAAGTTGCCAAATGTCCCCTCGTTTTGAAAAGGTTGGTTTCTTTAATTCCTCTTCTACATCAAAGTCATCATCTGATAGGTCTTTATCGTGGACATTTGATAGAATATCGTCAATTTCTGGTGGTTCAAAACCAGTCAGGTCGAGATTGAAATCCGACTCCTGTAAATCCAAAAGCAAGTCCGCCAAAAGCTGGTCATCCCATTGACCGGTGATTTTGTTAAGGGCGATGTTCAGTGCCTTTTCATCTTCCTTGGATAAATCGACAATGACACATTTGGCAGTTTCATAGTCTAAGTCCTTCAATACAGTTAATCGTTGATGGCCACCAATTACCGTTAAGTCATTATTGACGATGATGGGGTCAACGTAACCAAACTTGAGTAGGCTTTGCTTAATCTTTTCATACTCCTTATCACCCTTTTTGAGTTTTTTTCGAGGATTGTAGGAGGCTGGGTGTAGTTCAGATAATCGAATCTCTCTAATTTCCATTGTTGGTTGACTTGTCATTGGTTTCTCCTTTATAAAAGCGTGATTGGATGTAACACGAATGGCTACAATATTTTCTATTTGGATTGGCATAAGATAAAAATGACCTGCCACATTGCTGGCAAGTCAAATCTTCATATGCGGTTTTTGATTTATCGTGTTCGTCAGAATGTGTTGTCCACCAAACCTTACGACACTTATCCGAACAGAACTTCTTTGGTCTTCCTATTTTATGAATTTTAAGTGTTTGATAACACTGTGGGCAACGAAGTCCATCATTTTGGTCGGCTTTTGCCATCTGCTTTGTCGCAGCACCATGACCAAGCAATGCTGGATTTCGTTTACAGTATTTTTTAACAGAATCTCTAGACAGTCCTGTAGCCTTACCGATTAAGCCATAGCCAAGACCTTCTGCTCGCATTTTCCAGATTTGCTTGCGTTGACTTTCGTCCATTTGTTTTCCTTTCCAGCAAAAAAGGACTAAAAACAACTATTTTCTACATTGTTTCTAGCCTTTTTCACTATTTTATTACCAAAATGACATACTTTGGAACGCTACATCCCCACATTAGAAACGTGTTAACGGTGGGAACGAACGTAATAATTGTGCGATTTTAATGTACCCGCTTGCGAATTTTGCGAAATTGCACGTTTGAGGGGGCGTCGGTCTTAGTCTCCCAAGGGTTTAGAGATTTCATCCCCCCTCCCCCAATGAGTGAAAAATGAGATACTTTTGGAACGAAACTCCAAGACTAAAATCGATACGAATACTCCACATATCGGTCAGTTGTCTTGGTCTTTCTGTCATGACAGGACTTACAAAGTGCTTGCCAGTTGGTTTGATTCCAAAAGAGTACCTGGTCACCTCGGTGAGGTGTGATATGGTCAACGACTGTTGCCTTGGTCAGTTGACCTTTGGCTTTGCATTGAACACAGAGTGGATGAACTTTTAAGTAACGAAGTCGTGCTTTGTTCCACTGGGCATTGTATCCTTTGGCTTTAGTTGACTTAGCATCCAGCTGGTAGTTTGCTTTATGGTTGTCACAATACTTCTGACCATAGGATACTAAGTTAGGACAACCATTTTGTTTACAAGGTGTGCTTGGTCTTCTTGGCATTTTATTTCTCCCAAGGAAGGTAGTCTTTTGTGAAATGCCCAAAGCAAGATGTTTTGGTGTAGTCTACATCCAAGAGATGAAGTTCCTTAATGATACCTCGTGGTGTTAAATCATACCGCTCACGAATCATTCCTTCCAGTTGTTTTGTGGTGTAGCGACTGGTTCCAAAGGTTTCTACATACACCGACACAGGTTCTGCAATTCCAATGGCATAGGCTAATTGTACTTCACATCGTTTCGCATACCCTTCTCGAACAATATCCTTGGCAATCTTTCGTGCCATGTATGCTGCAGAGCGGTCAACCTTGCTTGGGTCTTTTCCAGAGAAAGCACCTCCACCATGATGTGCGAAACCACCATATGTATCCGCTACGATTTTACGTCCAGTCACTCCAGCATCCGCAAATGAGCCACCAAGAACAAAACGACCTGTTGGATTGACTAGAACGTTGAAATCTAGATTCTGACGGTAACGAAGTGCTACTGCCATCATGGCTTCAGTCACAATTCGTTTAACTTTGGCAAGGTCAGCCGTTTCGGTATGTTGGATGGAAACTAAGAAGGTATCAATCCGTTTCTTCTCATAGTCGTAGGATACCTGTGCTTTTGCATCCTTTCCGAGTAAGGGATGACCAAGTGACATCAGTTTCTCAAGGACTCGAGTGGCTAAGACATAAGGAAGTGGCAGGTACTCAGGTGTTTCATCTGTCGCATAACCAAACATCATTCCTTGGTCACCAGCACCACCATTATCTACTCCTTTGGCGATATCAGAACTTTGGAGTCCAAGTAGGTTAGTTACCTGTACATTCTTCAAACCAAGGGGCTCGACAACCTGACGAACAAGGTTCTCGAGATTAAAGTAATGTTTGGTCGAAATTTCACCTGCTACTACAACTTGGTCATCCTTGATTAAGGTCTCAACTGCCACTCGACTTGATTTGTCTAACTTGAGACACTCCGTCAAGATGGCATCTGAAATCTGATCACAGATTTTATCTGGGTGTCCAACTGACACTTGTTCACTAGAAATAATCATAATTCCTCCACGCAAAAAGCCCAACCCTTGGGCTAGGCTTTGGTTTATTTTACTGATTGACGGCCTGCTTCGTAGGCTCTCTCCAATGCTCTTTTAATTCCCCAAACCGAAACATCGTAGAAGTCAAGATTGTCGCTCCAACGTTTTTCCAAGGTTTCTACAAAAAGTTCTTCTTTTGCAATTTCTGTTAAAAGGGCATTGAGTTTTTCTTGTTGACGCTTTGTCATGGTATTGTTCTCCTCTTCTTTTGTTGTGTACATATTAACTCTAAAAAGGAGATATATCCAGTCATTACTGGGTATTTTTTATCTTTTTTGACACTTACAATTCTACCACAAATTTTGACAAAGTGAGGTCAATGTTAGGTCACACTTAGTGCAGGGGTAGGTTACTGGTAGGTCAAGGGTAGGTCAGGGAGAGGTTACTTTTCCAAAGAAAATCCCATTTTCATATACACTTCCCTAACATGGTCTAAGACCTTACGACGCCAATTTCTAACAGTACTTCGACTAATATGAAACTCTCTCATCAAACTATCCCAATTACTATCTGTCTTAAGCATGGATTGCGCAAAATCATACAAATCTCCCTTTAGAAATTTTAAAGCCATCTCAAAATTATCAAGGTCATTAGCCAATCGGATATATCGTTGCGATAAATCCGCCAATTGTTCCTCATTTTCCTGAATCATCTTCTCACGAAAATTCAGTGCAATCATCTCTGACCGTCGATTGGTAGGTGTACTTTTAACTCTAGGTTCATCAGATTTTTCAAAAACGAGTGAACCAATAACCTCATTTTCTGTCACTGGTTTGAAATGTTCCAAACGATACTTTAACATCTCCAAGTCACTTTTGAGTTCATTGTAATTCGTCAGTATGTGCTCTGCCTTATCCATCTGCCCCTCCTACTTGTGCTTTAACAGCTGCAATCAGCCGTTCTTGTTGTGCATCTTTGTTTTCTAATGCCTTAAGGATTTCCTCATCAATCGTTCCTTCAGTCAGAATGTGTTGGATAACAACTGTCTCAGCCTCCTGACCTTGACGCCAAAGTCGTGCATTGGTTTGTTGGTATAGTTCCAAAGACCACGTTAATCCAAACCAGACCAAGTGGTGACCGCCTTTTTGGAGGTTCAACCCATGACCAGCTCCTGCTGGATGAAGTAAGCCAACTGGTACATTACCCTTATTCCATTCACGAATATCTTCTTCTGTTTTCAATACCCGACTCTTTACCTTGAGTTTTTCTAAACGACCAATAATCCGAGCCAAGTCATGTTTGAACCAATAGGCAACTAAGACAGGTTCTCCATTTGCGGATTCAAGGATATCTTCAAGGGCATCTAGTTTCTGTTCATGAAGTGACACGACTGTATGATCATCAGAATATACAGCACCATTAGATAACTGAACTAACTTGTTCGTAAGGCTTGTAGCATTGGCAGCAGTTACTTCTAGTCCGTCTAACTCTGACAATACATACTCTTTCTTAAACTGAATGTATTTTTCTTTTTCCTTTTCTGTCATACGCACCAGTTTCTTGGTTGAAATCAATTCAGGCATATCCAGATAATCTAGGGCTTTCATGGAAATGGTAATATCACTAATCTTGTCTTGAATTTGACACTCCGCATAATCCATGGGGATGTATTCATAGACAATGTTTCCATTGCGACGACCTTCTTCAAAGTAACGACTACGAAACTCACCAATAAATCGACCAAGACGTTCCCCTCCGTCAATGACTTTAAACTCTGCGAACAAGTCCATTAGTCCGTTTGAACTTGGTGTTCCAGTCAACCCAACAATACGTTTCATGTAAGGACGCATAGCCATGAAAGCTTTGAAACGCTTGGACTGCCATGACTTGAAAGAACTCAATTCATCGATTACTACCATATCCCACTTGAAATAGGGACTGCATTTTTCCACCAACCAAGGTAGGTTTTCACGATTGATGATATAGATATCCGCATCTTTCTGAAGAGCTACATTTCGTTGCTTGGGAGTACCAACAATTTTCGAATAACGTAGGTGACGCAACTCCGCCCATTGCTCAATCTCATCACTCCAGACAGTATTTGCGACCCGAAGTGGGGCAATAACCAAAACCTTAGTAACCTCAAATCGGTCAAACATCAATTCATTCACTGCAGACAAGGTTGTAGCCGTCTTCCCCATCCCCATGTCTAGGATGACTGCTGCATAAGGGTGACCTATGATGAAGTCCTTGGCGACTACCTGATAGTTATGTAATGTCAATTTCATCTAGTACTTCTCCAATCATCTCAATGCGGTCAATGACATAGACCTTAAAGCCTAATCGCTCGAACAGTTTATGCCTTGACACTTGTAGCTCCCTTGGCTTTTGGTCAGGAGCCTTCACTTCCACCAAGCCAAACTTACCCTTAGGTAAAAACACCAAACGATCTGGTACACCAGAAAAAGATGGTGATACCCACTTAGGACAAATGCCTCCTCTAGCTTTCACACACTTCACCAAGGCTTGCTCAACGTACTTTTCTCTCATCGTTCTAAATCCTTTCGTCAAATTGAAGTGTGTAGGTCTAGTGCAGTCATTTCCAAAACTCCTCTTATAGGCTTTTTTTATAGTAATTTTTGCTTATAGGACAGTTTTAGAAAAGACCATAATAGACCTACACAAAATCAAAAAATGTTACTCATGTTGGTCGTTTTAAGCATTTATCTGAAACCTCATTCAAAATAAGTTCCAACCATTCAGTCAACGACTTTCACACCTAAATTAGTCTAGCCCCCCTCTTGTGGAGGTAAGTTGGCTAAAAATGTCGGTCATTAATCTAAGAAATCATAGCCATCATCAACCAATTTCAAACCAAGAATGTGGTTCCCTTTACTTGTCCGTTTTCGTTTAAACCCTGCCTGCTCAAGTGCAGAATAAAAATCGGTTGTACTGCGTGTATACTCCATATTTTTGGCGCAATAGGCACGATACTGACTATAGAGCTCTCCTGATTTTTCTGTTAACTGATTCCCAACCTCACAACAATCGCTAAGAAAATGTCCCAACCAGTCATTGGCTTCTCGGTAAGCTTTGACGGAAGTTGATACGGCAGCTGGTACCTTTGTCTTGAAGTTTGCCTTGATGGCTTTTTCTGCACCTTTGATAATCCAAGACATGATGGCTGGTGCTGCATTGTCGTACAGATAATCTGCAAAGTTTTTGATGTCAGATTGACCTATGATTTTGGCATTAAATGGGATTACAACCAAACGTCGCCAAGTTCCATCATCGTTCGCTCCTACTTTAGGCAGATGGTTAGTGTAAAGAACCAGCGTGTGTGACGGCACGAAGTGAAAAGGATCCTTGTACTTTTTCTCAGCTTGGATTTCATCAGTTGAAGTAATCTGCTTAACAACAGCTGTATTGAGTCTCATCCCTTCTGCCATTTCAGAAGCAATGACCAGTCGTTTTCCTTTAAGCTCAGCAAGCTCAGGACTGACATTTCGCTTGTTTGACATAGTTAAGGCATCCGCAGATAATTTACCTGAATAGCTACCTAGCACACGAGCAATGGTATTCCAAAAAGTAGACTTGCCGTTCGCTCCGCCTCCATAGGCAATAATCATGTGTTCCTGATAAACCTTACCGATGGCTGCCATTCCAATGATTTCTTGAACATAGTCAATCAATTCTTGGTCATTACAGAAAAAGGTAGCTAGCGTTTCCTGCCATAATCCCATTCCCTGATCACTAGGAGAGACTGCAGTTATTTTTGTTATGTAATCTTCAGGATTGTGTTCCTGTTGCCCATTTATTCCTTTTCGTAAATTATAGGTAGCCTCTGGGGTATTGAGTAATAAGTCATCACTATCTAATTCTGACAATTCTACTGAAAGCATTGGCTTAGCTGTGTTATATACAGCCATCAAATTCTTATAATCACGATGCTTCATAACAAATTTATGGAACTCTTTAGCTGCTAGATAGGCTTTTAAATATTTCAATTGAAGTGGAGTTTCGACTACATTTTCTAGACGCTTTCCTCCAGCCTTAATGGTCAATTCATCAATACCTGAAGACTGAAGTTGCTTCTCTGCAGATTCCAAGAGTGCATTCGCTTCAGCAAGTTGTTCATCGGTAAAGTGTACAACTGCCCCTAATGCCAACTGCTTGTTCTCACGCCAGTGAGTTCCGTCATAGTAAAGATAGTCTGTTGCATTGGTATATGCGAGCCTGTTGGCATACTCTCTTGCAAGAACTCCCGCTTCCCCAACATCAGAGTAATCATCTGGTTTTAATGTTTCTCTATTGAAAGCATCTGGAGCCACGTAGCCTTTGGATGTTTTTATAGTTCTATTGTAGAATCTGACTGCACTTCCCCAGATGGTATCTAACTCTGTTTTACCAAGTGGCGGTACACATTTCTGTGCCTGCTCATCAAAACCATCCCTAGCTTCTTGGGTCACGCCTAACCGTTTGAGAATTTTCGCAGCAAAAACTGACATCGTTGAATTTCGACTTCCTTGCTGGATTGGTCCGCTTAGAGGAGTATAGAAGTCTGCATCGAAATCTTCCTCGTCATCAATAGACATAGATTGAAACAAATCTTCATCAATAGTTAGCCATGAATCATGCCATATAACTTGTGCATTTGGATTTCCAAAGAAGAACCTTGCCGCATCCTTGGCATTATCATCAAAAAACTTGTATTCATTACAAAGTACTTCCTTCATAGCTACGTAGACATCTTTATCAATTACCTCGTTGATTTGGAAGTAAATATGAAACTTGGGTCTAGGTGCTCTGCCACCTTTAGCCTTCAAATGACTTCTACTGGTGACCAAGGCAAAATTGTAATCCGCGAAGATTTCTTTTAATCTTTCTACAGTTATCCATTCATCTGGATTTTCAGAATGATCATTATCAATATCCATGACCAAAACGTCCGACTGGATGAAATTGATATTTGAGCGTGTATTGTTTAAAAACAGCCCTGCCACATGGTCGAATTGAGCTACGTTTTGTAAGATAGCTTTATCAGTGATAGTTACCTGACTTGGATAGACCGTAGTTGTTTGTATTCCTGTCTGTCCAGAATGGGATAGGGTAAATTTCATTTGATATGCCTCCGTCTTTAGTTTTTAAATTAGGAAACTTGCTTCCTACCTTACTAAGTAAGAAACAGAGATGATTTTCCGCACTTCCGAAAATTTTTTTAGAAAAATAAAAGTTTCCTATTAAATGCACAGGAAACTTTTTTATGTTCAAAAAATTATAGTGAGAAGCGGAAAAACATCTCTTAGACCTACTTAGTAAGATGTAAGGGATAAAAATATTCCTTACAAAACGGAAAAATCATTCGAAACCTTACTTAGTAAGATAGGAGGACCAAATATGGTAAACGAACCATACATCGAACCTGATGATGATGTAGCAGATACTCTCATCGCTATCAGCGTCATCTCAAAACTACTCGCTCGGAAAATTATGGAGGAAGAAAACAATGAGCAAAATGAAAGAACTGAATAGACTGATTCATGATATGGAAGAAACCGCAAAGTACTACCTTCGATTGGTAGATGAATTCAAGAAACTCCTCTCTTCTGAGGAAGAAACGGTAACAAAACCTGATCAATCTAAACCAGAACCACAAAAGGAAATTCAATTGGAGGATGTCCGTGCTGTACTTGCCATGAAAGCAAAAGATGGTTATAAGGAAGACGTCCGTGCTCTTCTAAATGCTTACGGTGCTTCTTCTCTATCAGCACTTGACCCTAATCACTTTGTGGCGGTTCTTGAAGAAGCTGGAGGGATTGGTAATGACTAACCACGCCATTCTATCCGCATCTGCATCACATCGATGGTTGAATTGCCCACCATCTGCTCGTCTCACCGAAGCTCTTCCAGACACAACATCTGATTTTGCACTTGAAGGCACTGACGCTCACGAGTTGTGTGCTTATCTAGTCGAGAAAGCCTTGGGTAGGAATGCGCGTGATCCAACTGAAGATTTAACATTCTACAACGATGAGATGCAGGAATGTGCAGAAGAATATCGCAACTATGTCATGGAACAAGTTGAGAAAGCTAGAGGTTACTCCCGTGACCCTACAGTTCTTATAGAGCAACGACTGGATTTTTCTAAGTGGGTACCTGAAGGCTTTGGAACTGGGGATTGCCTTATTGTGGCAGACGGACTTCTTCAGGTTATTGATTATAAGCACGGACTTGGTGTTCTAGTTGATGCAGACTATAACCCACAAATGATGTGTTATGCCCTAGGTGCTCTTGAGATGTTTGATGGACTTTATGATTTCGATAAAGTTACAATGACTATCTTTCAACCACGAAAACATAACATTTCTACCTTTGAGATGGAAAAAGCTGAGTTGCTTGAATGGGCTGAAAACGTACTCGCTCCAAAAGCTGAACTTGCATTCAAAGGTGGGGGGGAAAGGGAGTCTGGTAAACACTGCCAATTCTGTAAACTCAAGAATGTCTGTCGCAAACGTGCTGAGGATAATTTGGCACTAGCCAAGATGGAGTTTGCGAATCCAGAAACACTAGACAACGAGGACATCGCAGAGATTTTGCCTAAACTAGATTTGTTGATTTCATGGGCAAACGACATCAAAGCTTATGCATTGAATCAAGCCACAGATGGATATCCTATTCCAGGATACAAACTGGTTGAAGGTCGCTCTGTTCGTAAGTTTTCAGACGAAGCTGCCGTTAGTCAAGCTGTGATTGAAGCTGGCTTTGACCCTTACGAGAAGAAACTGCTCACTATCACTGCCATGATCAAACTCTTAGGCAAGAAAACATTTAACGACTTACTTGGTAGTCTCATCATAAAACCAAGTGGAAAACCAACACTCGTTCCAATTGACGATAGCCGTCAAGAGATGAACCTAGCAACAAATGAATTTAAAGAGGATTAAACTATGACAACTAAAGTACAAACTACAAAAGTAATTACTGGTAAAAACACACGCTTCAGCTACCTGAATGCCAATGAACCCAAATCCATCAACGGAAGTTCACCAAAATACAGTGTCTCTCTCATCATCCCAAAAGATGATATTGAGACTATTGATAAAATCAAAGCTGCTATTGAGCTTGCCTATAAGGAAGGCGAATCTAAACTCAAAGGTAATGGAAAATCTGTCCCTGCTCTTGAAGTATTGAAAACTCCACTTCGTGATGGAGACTTGGAGCGTCCTGATGATGACGCTTATCGCAATGCCTACTTCGTCAATGCCAACTCACCTCATAAACCTGGTGTCGTTGACGGTAACCGCCAAGAGATTACCGACACTTCAGAACTCTACTCAGGTATCTATGGTCGTGCGTCTATTTCCTTCTATGCTTTCAACTCTAATGGTAACAAGGGCATCGCTTGCGGTTTGAATAATCTCCAAAAACTCCGTGATGGAGAAACACTCGGTGGACGTACTCGTGCTGAAGATGACTTTGCGACTGATGACGATGATGATTTCTTGAACTAATAATGGAGGATTTAACTTATGACAATCTACTACATTTTACTTTCAGCAATTCTTGGAACTTATGTTTTTCTTGGACTTTACCTAAACTACATGACCATCCGTGACGATATTCGTCGTGAGAGGGAGCGAAAGGCTGAAAAGAAACGTCAGGCTGACAACACGACACAGCTACGACGTAGCAGATAATATTCCAGGTGGCAGTACTTCTGTCACCTTTTTACGAAAGGACAAACTATGCCAATTAAAGAACTATCCATTGACTTAGAAACCTACTGCGAAGTGGACTTAAGAAAAACTGGAGTCTATCGTTACGCAGAAGATGATTCCTTTGAAATCCTTCTCATAGCAGTCTCAATTGACAGTCGTCCAGTGACTGTCTATGATTTAACCAAAGAAATTCTACCTCATGAAGTCTTGCATGCCTTAGTTGATGACACTATTATCAAATGGGCTTTTAATGCTTCTTTTGAACGCATCTGCCTATCTAACTGGCTAAAGAAACATCATCCCCAATTATTATCCGAAGGATTTCTGTCTCCTAATTCATGGCGTTGTAGTATGATTTGGTCAGCATATCTCGGATTACCACTCTCTCTTGAAGGAGTCGGAACTGTCCTCAAGCTTAAAGACCAAAAGTTGAAGGAAGGGGGTGACTTAATCCGCTACTTCTGCTTCCCTTGTAAACCCACCAAGGTCAATGGCGGACGAACACGAAACTTCTCTAATCATGCGCCTGACAAATGGGCTACCTTTATCGACTACAATAAGCGTGACGTTGAGGTTGAACTAGCCATCAAAGAAAAACTGCATAACCACCCTATTCCTAACTTTGTGTGGGAAGAATTTCACCAAGACCAAACTATCAATGATCGCGGGATTGAAATCGATGTGGATTTTGTCAAAGCCGCTATTGCCATTGATGAAGAAAGTAAAGCCAAAATCCAAGAAGAACTAAAAGAACTTACTGGACTTGAAAACCCAAACTCTGTACTTCAGATGATTGGTTGGCTACGAGAACACGGAGTAACCACTGATTCTCTTGATAAAAAAGCTGTCAAAGAACTATTAAAGGTAGTTGATGAAAAGACAGCTAAAGTCCTTAAGTTAAGACAACAGGCGGCTAAATCCAGCGTCTCAAAGTACCAAGCTATGATGAACTGTGTCTGTAAGGACGGCCGTGCTAGAGGGATGTTTCAATTCTACGGAGCAAACCGTACTGGTCGATGGGCAGGTAGGTTGGTGCAACTTCAGAATCTCCCACAGAACCACCTTCCTGACCTTGAAGAAGCTAGAGAACTCTTCAAAATTGGTGATCTAGAAGCAACTGAACTTCTCTACGATACGCAAAATACCCTATCTCAACTTATCCGCACTGCTTTTATTCCAAGTAATGGTAAAAAGTTCATCGTGTGCGACTTCTCTGCCATTGAAGCAAGAGTGCTTTCTCACTTAGCTGGAGAGAAATGGCGGAGCAGAGTCTTTGAACAAGGCAAAGACATCTACTGTATGTCTGCTTCCCAGATGTTTGGAGTTCCAGTTGAGAAGCATGGACAAAACTCCGACCTGCGTCAGAAAGGAAAGATTGCCGAGTTGGCTTGTGGCTATGGCGGGGCAGTTGGTGCACTTAAAGCCATGGGGGCTATTGATATGGGGCTTAATGAGGAAGAACTCCAACCGCTCGTAGACTCGTGGCGACAAGCCAACCCTAACATTGTTCTATTTTGGTGGGATGTCGATAAAGCTGTAAAGTCTGCAGTAAATTTCCAAGAGCAAACCGAAACCCATGGTCTTCAGTTCGAAGCTACTAAAGGCATGTTATTTATCACACTTCCATCTGGACGAAAACTTGCCTACGTCAAACCCAAGATGGGTGAGAACCAATTTGGTAGAGAGTCTGTTACCTATGAGGGCACTGGCACAGCCAAACGTTGGAAAAGACTTGAAAGCTACGGTCCAAAGTTTGTCGAGAATATCGTCCAAGCAATCAGTCGAGATATCCTAGCCTACTCCATGAAACAACTGAAAGACTTCAAGATTGTAGGTCACGTCCATGATGAAGTCATCATTGAGTGTGACCAGGACCAAAGCCTTGAAGAGATTGCTTTATTGATGGGAAATGCACCAAACTGGATGTCTGATATTACTCTCAGAGCCGATGGCTACGAATGTCTCTTCTATCAGAAAGACTAGATAAAAAATCACCACCTCAATTGAGATGGTGATTGGTTTTATTTGTTGAGTTCTTTGTAAAGATCCAGACCTTCTTTCTGAGCCTTATTGACTTTTTTATATCCAGCAGACTTTTTGACACCTAAAATTTCGAAGATTTCTTTATTCTCATAACCTTCAAACAACATGTCCAAAATTACACGCGCATCGAAGTTGGTTTTTGCAAGCTTATCCTTCAAAAACTCCAATTGATCCATCACCAGGTATAGTTCAATGCCTTCATCAGCAATTGCTAAATCTTGTTTCTCAGTGAAGGTTTCCCAAGACGAGACTTCAAGAGCATTCTTCTTAGGTTTACGAAAATCCTTAAGATAATCATTGACCGAGCTATTATACCACTTAACCATCTGTTCATACTCCTCTTCTACAACAGGAACAAAGGCTGTTAGAATTCGAATCCCCATGATATGGCATTGTCGAAATGTCCCACGGATTAGACCTGAATAACTTGATGACATATAATATCCCTGTACAAACATTGGAGCTAGCACCTCACCCTCTAGTGGTTCTACACCAGTTGATGAAGATTGATCTTGACAGTAGTTGAAAAAGTTGACATTGATTGTCATGATTGATTGGCTTTCCAGTTAATACCGAAAGCACACATGACACACCAAGGCATGCAAAAAATATTCTTGACCGCATAGTTACTTTCCTCTATGTTATCGGTCAGCTAACCTCACAGACTGACTGTGCACTCTCACACCATGACTCTGAGGTTCGCTATGATCAGTAGCAAATCAGGGTATGAGATTACTTTTATTCTAGTATCTCATGGAAAATAAAAAAGAAAATAGCAAGGTTCTGATACGGTCAAAACCTTGCTATTTAGCGATTTCAAACAAAAAATTCATAATTTTTCCTCTGTATAATAGAAAAATCGTGTCAAAATCATGACACGATTACTTCGTAGAAATTCCTCTTTTTGTTAAGAAAAGTTTTGCTGCTGCTACAGATTGTCCTTGAAAATGGTTGAGAATGTACTGGTAGGCCATATCTTCATTATCGCCATTTTTTATCTTGTAACTTGATAGAGATAAAAGATACTGATTAATAAAATCAGGTAGTTCAAGATATACCAAAACTAGAACAAATAGCTGTAAAGTACCGCCAGTACCTTTGAATAACCTTTTAATAGTTGATTCACTTGAATTAACTGCCTCTGCTATTTTTGGAAAAGTTTCATCTTGGTAATCCTTTACCTTATTCATTGCCTCAGTGAAGTCGTTCGGCAGTTGTCGAAACAGTGCAAATTCACGATTTCGTTGCTCATTTTCGGCTTCAAGTTTTCTCTCATCTAACGCATGCTCAATACCATGTTTGTAGGAAATCTCAAATTTATAAGAACTAGGATGTAGCAAATATAAAGTAAAATCTTCTTCAAACCCAACTTCCTCATATTCCCTGCGCTTAACATCAAATATTATCGCATACTCATCGAGCTTCTCGAGAGCTGCTGGTGATATAAAAGGGTATTTTATGAAATGCCACACTACTTCTGGACTATTAACAACTACATGACCATCCAAATAGATATAGCGTTTAGAATCAATCAAATCTCGAAATTCACTATCTGAGACATATAACTTAAACATTTGTTGCTCGGAAATGGTTAATGTCTGGTTCCGTCCAACTTTTTCAGCGTCAAAGGCATAGTTGTTAATATATCTACCGTCAACATATTCCAGCACTCCTTTAGCTTCATTGAAGCCTAATTCAATCAACCTAACTCTAGCAGACTGCTTAGATACATTGAAAAAGTCTGCCAGCTCCTCGATTGTACTCTGAAATATGTCAAGCATTCCAGTCAGTCTCTTCTTCGTACTCAGTTTCACAATAATTTCAGCAGCCTTACTACAAAATGTGCTTTTTGGCATTAAAATTCGAGGTGGAATTACTCTACCTTGTTCTTCAATCCATTTTCTAGCCTGTCTGAAGTCCTCTCCTCCAGTTAAATAATCATCTTGAGAGAGTAGATATTCTTTCATAACAATGTGTGGTTTATGGCGATAATGGTGATAAGCCTCATGTATCAAAGTGATATTCTTATTCCCTTTTACATACTTACCAGAATCATATATGACTAAGCCTGGATCAACATCAATATACTTATATGATTTATACTTCTGGTCATAGATACGAGTGATTCCTGACCTAAAGTGACTCTGACCCCGTACTCTTCCATCTGGACTTAGAGAATAATCAAGTAATGTTAAATTGAGCTTATTTATAGCAACTAATGGGTCAATTGGACTTGGTTCTTTCAAAAAGTCTGAATAGAAAGTTTCAAGGAATAATTTTGCTTCTTGTTCGTATTGGTGATTGTACATATATGGTAACAAGGTACTATCCAACTGTTTTTCTGGATCAAATTCTACTGAACGCAATTTACCAATATTGATAAATGTCAATCTTACTTCTTCTTCAAAATGAAGTTCATATTCAATTGTATGACACCAATCTACATTTCGTTGTTCAACATCCTGATCATTAATAAATTCAAAATATGTGGTTGAAGTTACATTAACTAAGATTCGAATGGTTTTAAAGTCTATCTGATACGGTATTGCCTTTATCGATTTAAATTTGGGAAGCTCTCTTGAAACCACTTCCCAATTCTCATCACTTTTGGCTGCCCTGTTTTTTATGGTTACAAAAATATCACTATGGATATCTGATTTAATTCGTTCAGAAAATTTTCTTTTAATAAATTCAGTAATCGGCATTATTTACCTCAATTGTTTGTTGTATGATAAAACAACATCATTCTCTAAAAAATAGAGGTTAACTCACCTCTATTTTCAGTTTTCTTCCATCTTCTGTAGTAGATATACTCCTAAATCAGGGATTTCTTTGCATTATTAAATCATAAATAGCTTCATTATACAGAGAAAGTTTATCAAAGTTAATTTCAAGTAGCTTTGCCCATTCTCTATCATTATCGTTAGCTATACCGAAATCATAAAAAGTTCTACTTGTATCATCCGTGCCTGGAAAATTATCAATATCAGGAATTAATACTGGAGTAAAAGCAAATTTTTCACTTTTTCTTGCGCCTTCTTGAAGTTTTGAGAAAAATTCAAGTTGTATCTGCCCAAAAACTGAAAAAAGCCAGGAATATATAAGTTCCATATCATAATCTTTTTGCTTCTCTATTACAAAAAAGTTTGTACTAACAACAACTGGTTTTATACAGATATAAGCTTTAAAAGTTTTTCTAAGATTTCTAGGTATTATTAAACTTCCTGCTGGAACTATTTTTGATGAATCACTCCTGATAATTTTAATTATATCAGAAATTGTTTTTGTTTTTTTCAGTTGCTTCCCTTGCTTATTAGAACTAGAATGGACTTGAATTGTAGTTATTATCTTTTCTAACAACTGATTTTCTGTAGTTCCTACTTGAAAAGCATTCTCTGGAGGTGCTAGGCACTTCAATTTTAAATCATTGATGTACTTAAATTTTTCATTAATATCATTAGTATTTTCAATTGCATCTACCAACCATGATTGTGGAACAATTCCTTTTACTTTATCCCACTGTGGATGTTTCGTAATAAAAAGAACATCTGTAGCTCCCTTATTACCAGCTTTTCCACGATATAGATTCGGAAATCCTTTTGAGTTCTTTATATCCTTACTAATTTCATAAGGAATATCAAAATCACTAAGGAAAGTTCTCCACCCATCATCTACTGACAAATCAAGCTTAGTTCTAGAAATATTTCTAATATCCAACACATCAGACTTCTTCAGTTCTGATAAATCATTAATATTAATATCTGAAACCTTATGAGTGGTTTGAATCAAAACTACATCATCTGTAGTATTACCTTTTTCACCGACCAATATTACAGTTTCCTTAATAACATCGTTGAATAGGTTATCTCTAGGATAAAGAAAAATTTTAGTCAATCCAAATTTTTCAATTAATAACTTCCTGATAGCTGTCGATTCTTTTCCTAATCCAAATAGATGAGATTTAGGTAAAATCACCCCAACTGCGGTTCCATTTTCAATTTTTTCTAGTAGGTACTCAAGGAAAGGCCCTTCTAACGGTACCTGGCCCACACCTGTTATTGGTTTGATCCTAAAATTTTGTCTTATTCTGTTTAGAACATTTTTTATCTCTTTAGGATTAGCAACACCAGATAAATATGGTGGATTTAAAAGTACAAAGGAAACATCAGAAAAATAGTCTTCTGGTAAATCAATTATATTTTGATTATTAATTTTGGGAGAGTTGTCAGGTGAAATAGATTTTGGAAAACGTAGACCTAGCCTTAAGCTCAATAAGTGACTTAAATCATCTGAGATATCGTTAACTTTAATTTGTTTAGGTTCTACCTCATTAAAATATTCGATTAGCGCAGCTATTAGATTCCCACCTCCTGCTGCTGGATCACATACAATATCATTAGCAGTAAATTTATCTCTATCTATGGTTAGTGCTACTAATGCTGTTGCAAGTTCTAAATCCGTAGGAACAACTCCTAAATGCGATTTCTTTTTAACTAAATACTCGTGTACAGCACTGGTCAATTCATCCGCATCAGCTGAATTGCTAGCCAATTTGACTACTCCATCAAGAAAAGATTGCTCCCATACATCATTTTTTTTAATAATATCTGGAGAAGTTAAAGTAGTAAAATTAACCGTTCCTATTATGTTTTGCAGCATTCTGGGATTATTCTGGTAATAAGTTGCTGGTCTCCATTTTAAATTTTGACTATTTGATAGTACTGAGCGAATGAATTCATATCCAACTACTGTAAATGCGGTATGCCAATTATCAAAATCCAAATCATATCTTGCAAGAACTTCAACGATATCACCATACCCCCAAAGAAATCTTCCTGAATCTGATTTCGCTGTAGAAATACATATCTTGAAATTTTCAACTAAATCAGTAAAAGAAAATGTCCTATTAAAATATCCTGATTCCATTGGACTAGGAGCAAGCATCTGTTTATTAACGGAAGTCCTATTAGCATCATACTTGAAAAAGTTAGTAACTTCTAAATTAGTTAAAACATAGTATGGTGTCTCCAATTTTGGTGAACCAGCCTCAAGAATATAAGAACGAGCTTGATCCTTATATCTTGTACTTTTTACTTGTGATGGCTTCCTTTTTACTTCTATTATTAACAAAATTTTATCAGTGCTTTTATTTAAAATTACAAAATCAGGAACTATTTGTCCTATTGGGTAATGGTGTATCACTTGGTAATTATCATCTAATCCCAATTCTTCTAATGCCTTCTGTAATGCACTTTTACAAATGGGATGAAAGGCACCCACTTCGTCATCTGTATGATTAATATTGTAATTGACCATAGTTACTCTCTTATTTCTAATTATTATAAAGAATGTACTTTTTCAACTGTTTTGCTATAGCTTCTGCTAATAGAGGTGGTACCGCATTACCAACTACTGTATGAAGACCCCTTTTTGTTTTAGAGATAATTTTATATGTATCTGGAAAACTTTGGAAACGTAGAGCCTCACGTACAGTAATCAATCTATCTTGTTTATAATGGATATTACATCCTACATTTGGTCTATTAAAATGAGTATTTATTGTATAAGCAGGTTTTGAGGGCAAAAGTCTTCCGTAACAGGTTGTTCTACCACCGGTTTCCTTGAATTTCTTTATTCTATTTGAAGGAACGAAGTCAGGTACATCCATGTAATTCCCTCCGGGTTTCACAAAGGAGATTATCTGTTTATCTAAATCACTCATTTGAGGATAGTAATGCTGAGACACACTCTCTAAGCTTTTTTCTCTCATCAATTCTTGGTACGAGTTCTCAATTGCTGTACAGTATTTCGTAATGCCATCGACAGTCGCCTCACCCAAATCTCCAATTGCTTCCTGAGCAGACACCCATTTACTTAATCCCAAACTACCATCCTCATTATGAGTTGGTTTTGGAAAGTTAAACCTTAATCCATATCTACTTCCGACAATAATTACCCTTTTTCTTCTTTGCGGTACTCCATAATCTGCTGCATTCAAGGTTTCGATATTAATAGTATAACCTATTCGTTCAAAAGCTGAAGCTAGGTCCTCAATTACTTTTGTTCCTTTAGGAGTTTTGGCAGATTTCAATCCCACGACATTTTCAAAAACAAAATATTCTGGTTGCACATGATTAATTATCTCCAAGTATCTCCAAACTAAATCGGATCTATTATCATGAACATCACGCTTTCCAACCAAACTAAATGATTGGCATGGAGGACCACCAATAACCACTTTAGCTTTTGGTAAGGTAGCTAAATCAACTTCAAATAAATCCTCTAGTAAAATATTTGGATCAATATTCTCTCTGTAACTGTCTACAGCAGCTTTGTCAATATCAATAGCATAAACAATATTGAATCCGGAGTTTTTAAATCCTAAATCCAACCCCCCTCCTCCAGAGAATAGGCTTATCGTATCAATTTTCATTATTTAGTCTTCCTTTAATCAATTTCTCTAATCGACTGTAAAAATCACTTATCCCAGTTTCACACTCACTAAGATAATAATTTGACAGAACCTTATCAATTTTTGAAATAGTATCCTGTGAATATCTAGTTAATAATTCTAGTGATAAGCTAACAATTCTATCAAAATCTTTATCCGATATCTTCCGATAGTCTAAGACAAGTAGGTTTTCCAACTCATATTTTTGAATTTTCAATAATCCACTTCCATAGCTTCTTCCTATATTTTCAATAAAATATCTTGAAAAAGAACTATTTAAAACAGCTAAATAGAATAATTCCTTTTCATTGTCTTCAAAAATTAATTGATAGAAATTATCTTTTACAATTGCTGATGTATCATTTAAAATAAAACGAACATCATTTCTAATAATATAATTGAATATCAAAGATTTCTTTTGGGGCGCCTGTAATAAATACCATGGCTTCTTATCTACCATCTTTCTATAGAGAGTTTTGGGTTTTTCATTCTGAACTACCTCTTTTTCTATCTCAAGTATTTCCGATAAAATCTCATCAGGTAATTTTTCAACAGAATGTGGTATAACAAGGGCAACTTTTTTTAAACTATTCAGCCTTGCTTTTATACCTTCAATTTCATTTTGCTTGTTTATTATTTTTTTAAACATATCAGGATAATTTTTAACTAAAGAATCATCATAATTGCGAATAAAAAATTTATTGTAATTAGTTGTTAATCCTCTATTTAATTTTGCGAAGGTCGAAAGTGGTTGTAGATTCCTAAACTTGAACTGATTACTATTTAACTTATAGAATGACCATCCTAAATTTAAAATCTCATTTTGTAAAACACTTTGTTTAACTTCTGCCTGATCCAAACTTTTAATTTTTTTAACATCAATATCTCCAAAATAACAGAATTCAGTTGATGTTAAATCAGAAGGAGGAATATTATCTATTACAAAAATTGAAACATCAACATCAACACCCTTAAAGACATTCTTTTCAAAATCAATTACTGACACTAACGAATATTTGTTAAGTATATGTTTTTGAACTGAAACACCATATTCTGAGTTCAACCAAGTATTTGGTAGTATTGCGACAACTCTTCCACCTTCTTTGACAACGTCTAATCCTTTTAGCAAGAAATAAAGATATAGATTAGACCTAGAATTTATATTTTTAAATTTAATTTTTTTTCTTAATATATCTTTATTATTTTCACTCGTCAGCAACTCCTGGCGTATATATGGTGGATTCATTATGATTCCATCAACTCTTCTGTCAAAATCAAAAAAGTTCATATAAGAGGTATCGAAACCTTTATCTATTAGAATATCAATTAAATCTTCATCAATTTCTACCGCACTTAATTTTGTCTCTCTATCGATTAAATCCATACAGGCCTCTAAAAGAGAGCCTGACCCGGCAGCAGGATCGAGAATCTCATCATACGTCCTTCCCTGAAAAAACAAGGCCATTAACCTTGAAATATTACTTGGCGTAAATACCTGGCCTAACTCTTTCTTTAAAGTATATGTCATATCGTTTTACTTTTTGACCTCATCAACTAAACTTTCTATTAATTCAGATACATCACACTGTAAGTACAAAGAAATTTTCAGCAAAGTATCCGTTGTAACACTCTCATTCTTTATTAATTTGGAGTAAGTACTGGAAGCCAGTTTGACGGATTCTCTCAATTCAGTTCTTGTAATATTCTTTTCTTCTAGTTTTTTCCATAGCGGACCGTAACTTATACTCATAACAACTCCTTGAGATTATATATTATTATTTTACCATAAAGTACCGAAATCCGTACAACTAATAAAATCATTGCTTTTTTTTTTATTTTTGGATATAATTAGTTGTTTTATAAAACAACACAGGAGTATTATACCATGTTTTCTGGATTACGTCTCAAACAAAGAAGAGAAAATCAAAACTTATCTCAGGTCGAAATCGCAAACATACTTGAAATTAATCGTTCATCTTACAGTAGCTGGGAATCTGGTCGAGCAAAACCAAATCAAAAAAACCTCACAGCTCTCGCTACTCTTCTTGAAGTGCCAGTAACTTACTTCGAATCTGAGTACAATATCGTTAATAATTATCTTCAGTTATCTCCTAACAACCAAGTAAAGGCAGAGGAATATGTTGAGGAACTTCTTCTTTCTGAACAAACCTCTAACGTAACTCCCCTCTTCTCAGTACAAGTGCTAGCAGATGTTCAACTCTCAGCTGGTCTCGGAGAAGGATTCTTTGACGAGTTTGAAACTGAAACTGTCTACTCTGATGAAGAACAATACGGCTACGATATTGCCGCATGGATTGAGGGAGATTCTATGGAGCCCGTTTATAAGAGCGGTGAAGTCGCACTTATTCGCTCGAACGGTTTCGACTATGATGGTGCGGTCTATGCATTATCATGGAAAGACTCTGTTTATATCAAAAAACTCTACCGTGATGAGGATGGATTTAGAATGGTATCCTTGAATAAGGACTATCCAGAGAAGTTCATCCCTTATGAGGATGAGCCAAGAATTGTTGGTCTAGTTGTGGGACACTTCATGCCTGTAGAGGGGGTATAATCATGAAGCTAAAGGATATTTTAGAACTTGGAACGTATGGTTTCAACCCTGATTGTAAAGTTGAAATTTTCAATATGGACAACTTTGAAGAGCGACTAGAAAATGAAGGATTCGATAAAATTCTTATTCCTCAAAATGAGGATGCTAAAATCTATCCTTACGCTTTTTTGATAGAAGATTCTATTTTAATTGCTATGACCGAGGAGGATGACAATACCAATGAACTTTAAAGAAATGATTTACATAAAGAATGAACGTATTATCTTCATCCCTGACAAATTTGAATACGACATCACCGATTACATCGGTGAACTTATCGAAGAGCTAGAGAAACTCAAACGGAGATAATCCTATGGGCTATATCGACTACTCTATTGAGCCTCAAAGTGACATAGCTTTCCTCGATATGAAGTCCTTTTACGCTTCTGTTGAGTGTGTGGATAGAGGTTTGCATCCGCTCTACACATCTCTATGCGTCATGAGCCGTGCAGACAACTCGGCAGGATTGATTCTCGCTTCTTCCCCTATGTTTAAGAAAGTATTCGGAAAAGCAAACGTAGGGCGTTCCTACGACTTACCATTTGACATAAACACTCGTAAGTTCAGCTACCAGAATGCGTGGAAACAGGGGATTGACGTAACACCAAAGTATAAATCTTTCATCGAAAACTGGGCTAAACGTACTCTCATCGTTCCTCCTCGCATGGACAGATACATTGAGAAAAATATCGAGATTCAGCATATCTTTCAAGACTATGCTGCTCCAGATGACATTCTCCCCTATTCAATCGATGAAGGCTTTATTGACCTTACTAGCTCACTTTCTTACTTTATTCCTGATAGGTCAATGTCTAGGAAAGATAAGTTAGATAATATTTCAGCTATGATTCAGAGAGATATTTACCGTAAAACTGGTATTATCTCAACTGTGGGAATGAGCAATTCCAATCCTCTTCTAGCTAAACTAGCTCTAGATAATGAGGCTAAAAAAACTGCTACAATGAGAGCTAACTGGTCATACGAAGATGTAGAAACCAAGGTATGGGCCATTCCAAATTTAACAGACTTTTGGGGGATTGGTAGTAAAACCGAGATTCATTTACAAAAACTTGGTATTCATTCAATCAAAAAACTGGCCAATTTCAATCCTGATATTCTCAAAAAAGAATTCGGTAAAGTCGGTGTTCAACTTTGGTTTCACGCCAATGGAGTTGATGAGAGCAATGTCCATGAACCCTATAAACCAAAATCACGAGGATTGGGTAACTCACAAGTACTTCCTAGAGATTATAGAACCCAAAGAGAAATTGAAATCGTATTAGCTGAAATGGCTGACCAGGTTGCTAACCGTCTTCGCTCGGCACATAAGAAAGCTACTGTCGTCTCCATTCATATTGGCTATTCTAGGACTGAGATGAAAAAATCTATAAATGCCCAGAAAAAAATTGACCCAGCAAATCTTCCAAAAACAATGGTTGGTCACGTACTAGAATTATTCCGAAAGAAACACACCTCTGGTGCTGTGAGACAAATTGGTGTATCTTTTAGCGGATTTGTAGATGAAAACTATACCCTACTATCACTATTTGATGATGTAGAAAAAATTGAAAAAGAAAATAGACTTCAGACAGCAATTGATGTTGTCAGAGAACAGTTTGGTTTTTTGGCCATACAAAAAGGAACCGTCCTAACTGAAGGTTCCAGAAATATTGAACGCAGTAAACTTATCGGCGGTCATTCCGCTGGTGGATTGGAGGGATTAAAATGATTGACCGTTCATACTTACCATTTCAATCAGCAAGAGAGTACCAAGATACAAAGATGCAAAAATGGATGGGATTTTTCCTATCTGAGCATACATCAGCACTCACTGACGATGCAAACAAAGTAACATACATGTCTGATTTATCACTAGAGAAGAAATTATTACTCCTCAGTCAGGTGTATGCTGGGCAACTTCACACGCGCATTTATGTCGTTGAAAAAAACATGCGAGTTTCCTACACTGGGACAATACCAAGTCTGACCAAAGATTTCATTTTGATAAAAACTACAACAGGTCACATCAATTTGAAATTGAAAGACATAATTAGTATTGAACTTGAAGAGGAGGTCCCCTATGAATCAGCTTGAATTTCAGCGTAATCACCTGCAAATGGACTATTACAGTGAGAGCTACCAAGATTTTGTTTTCTTCATTACTAAATTCCCTCTACTTCCTCAATTAATTTATGAACCTTACTTTCAATCTCCTTAA